TCGGGGAGGAAAGCCGGGCTGGTCTGGGTGCAATTGGTTGGGTCACTCATGGTTGCATTCCTTGCGGTTGGAGTTGGTAGGCACGGCTTAGCGGGAGCAGGAGACAGGCTTGTTCTGGATGACAGGATTGCGATGGCCTCCCGCCCACGCTAATCGGAGTCACATGCTGGCAATTCCGGGCTGTACAAATAGTCCCAGCCCGGCCGGCGTCGGCGCGCAAAGAATTCCACCTTCGGGGTCGCCGGCCATAAGTTCTCGATCATGAAATGGAAATTGTCAGGCTTGGCCGAATGCGCTGGCGATGCGGCATGCAGCCAGCTAGAGGACTGGGTCCCAGGTGCAGGAGCCACGGGATTGCCTCGCGTGGCCAACATCAGAACTTCATGCTGGTTGCGGTTCCAGTAACCAGTGCCCATGCGCGGCTTGGTCCAGACGAATTCGGTCTTGTAGGTGAAACCCCACGCCGTCACCACCGAAAACGAGGCCTCCAGCATCGGTGCCGTGCGCCACAGGAACAGCACCGCGTCAGACGCCGCATAGACTTTCAGCCGGCAGATGTCCGCCAGCCGCATGGTCGGATAGTGATTGTCCGCTGACCGGTCCATCCCGGTCTCCCGAGAGTAAGGTTCGAACCGCCAGGGTGGATCAGCCAGGATGATGCCGTATCTGGGCTGATCAGGAGTTGTTGCGTGAGCGGATCTAATATGCTCGGCGAGCTGCCGCTCACGCTCATTGCGGGCGTTGCGTTTAACCAGGGTCCGGTCGGCGGAGGTCACCATGACGTCAGCCATCTGTCGCCGGGGTCGATGGTGATGATGCGGCCCTGCCGGGTGACGATCGAGGTGGACGGCGGCGGCTTGCGGTTCGGCGGGATGATCTCGCCATGCAGCGTGGCAGATGAGGGTGCGGGCCACGGGTTGTCATTCAGGGGCCGCGGGTCACCATCCAGGGGCCAGTAATGCGGCGGTCGTATCTGGGTCACCACGGCGCGCGGGCGGGTCAGATAGCTGAACAGCCAGCTCGCCAGGATGAACAAGCCGATGATCAAAGTTAGCGGCCACAAGGCGATGCTGATAACCAGCAGAACAGCAGCCCCGATGACACAAGCGTAGATGCCCAGATAGTTGAAGTACTGGTCCAGGGTCAGCGCGACCACGAAGCGCGGAGGAAGAAACATCAGAGTATCTTTCAGCGGAAGTTGCGAGCAGCGGCGAGGTAATGACCAGCATCAGTCTGCGCCGGGTGGGGCGCCAGATAAGACGGCTGGGCAGGCACGAACATGACCACAGCCAGCGAGGTCAACGAAAGCAGGATGGTGAGGATAATCGCGGTTTTCATTGATCGGACTCCGGGTTGCGAGGGGGTCAGAATAGCGGAGGTGAGGGGCGGCTGTCAAGTAGTGTTTTTTCATATGGATAATCAGAATCAAAAAATTTTTGGAAATCAGAAAAATCGGGGCTGAAGGCGTCTCGGGATTGAGATTGCTGAGACGGTGTAGATACATATGTGGATGGATTAAATGATGCAAAGGTGAAAAGATGCAAAGGTGAAAAGATGCTAAGGAAAAAGTTCAGAAATTTGTAGCAGGGGTCTGACCCGTGCTGCCGGCCCCGGCGCCGGTTTTTCCCCATCTCCCCGGCCGTCCTACCGGTGCGGCTGGCTCCAAATGCCCAATGCGGCTGGCTCCAAAGCCCAAGGCATGCGACACCAGCACGTCATCGATCGATGCATCTGCCCTCAGAGCGTCCTACAGCCTCGTACAGCCTGCAGCATGGCAGCCATGGCACTCGGACACTGACCAGTACCAAGCCTGATACGTAGGCATCCTGGCGCCATGGTGACCCTGTATCTCAACTCAAGTCTGCTCCATTGAGAACGCAATCGAGCAACCATGTGTTAGTGCCTCAGCTAACACGTTGCATAAGGGGAAAGATGCAAAGGGGAATGGCAGAAAAGATGCATAGATGCTCGTGCGAGTGCTGGCATGAATTTATGACGGAATGGCAACTATATCACGGGCCGTTAGAATATCGGTGAAAAACCGAAACGCATTAAATTATACGGTTTTAAGAGAATGTTGGTTGACAGATTCAAGGCAAAAGCCCCATGTTTGGGGCGAGGGAAAAACCACCTCGCAACCAAACAAAGGACTTCCACAAATGTCTCACGAACTTACAATCCGGCAGAATGGCACCGTCGAGATGGCCTATACGGGTCAAGTCGGATGGCATGGCCTAGGCAACGAATTGCAGGCTGGCGCATCCATCGAAGAATGGATTTCGGCCGCTGGTATGGACTGGCGAATCAAGCGGGCACGCGTGCAATACGCCACCGCGCACAATCAAGATACCTCTGAATATATCGCATTTGACGGCCGAGTCGTGCTGTTCCGCGATGATACCAAGGCGGGACTCGGTATTGTGTCCAATGATTACAAGGTTGTTCAGCCGCGCGAAGTGCTGGAATTCTTCCGCGACTTGACCGAGTCGGCTGGCATGACTCTTGAAACAGCGGGTACGCTATTCGGTGGAAAGCGTTTTTGGGCCATGGCCGCTATTGGCGACTCTGAAGCGATTGGCGATCCGCGCGACAAGGTAAAACCCTATCTCCTGCTTTCAACTGCCTGTGACGGCAGCATGGCGACCGAAGGCCGATATACCTCTATTCGCGTGGTCTGCAACAATACGCTAGGCTTTGCCAGATCAGCAGGTAAGGAGTCCGTCAAGGTCACCCACCGCACCAAGTTCGACGCTGGCGAGGTCAAGAAAGAGCTAGGACTCGATAAAGCGCACAACGAATTCCAAAAGGCTATGACGGAATTCCGCGCACTAGCAGCGACTCCCCTAGAGCGTAAACAGATGGTTGGCCTGACAGTTGGGCTGCTACATCCCAAATTTCACGAGTATGACGAAAAGAAGCAGGACAAAGTCCTGCGTTCACAGGCTGTTACCAATGTCAACGAATTGGCGTTTGGCAAGGCTATCGGCTCTGGCATGGCTGGCACCGATCGGACCGCATGGCAATGGCTTAACGCAGTGACCGAATATGTTGACCACCATAAAAGGTCAGATAGTGTTGATAATCGCGTGGCCAATGCATGGTTTGGGCAGGGCGAACAAGTCAAGGAACGGGCTCTAGAGCTTGCTCTTGCTACCGTCAACGGACCGACTCAGTACGTCAATCAAGCATCGCACGATGCCACGTCAAGCCTGCTAGACGCCGTTCTAGCTGCTACTCCACAAATCTAAGGCAGACATCGGGCAGCATCATCGCATGCTGCCCTAGCCTGCCCTAGATCACAAAAACCGCAACCAACAAGGAATCATGCTCATGGCACCGTCAACACGCTCAACATACTACCTCGCGACTCAGGTACAGGAGTCTCGCGACACTGCCCGCGTCATGCACTCGGTGGCTTATGAACTAGCACGCGACAAGATTCTGCCTTTCGCCACTAGCAAGAAACTGTCCGCTATCCTTCGCGAGTTGGCGTCAATCCAGAACGATATTGAGGTGGCCAATACCCTTGAGGAGAAACAAGCACGTCGTGCCAAGCGTGAGGCACAAGAATGGTGGCAGACTCACTAATCTAAGGCAGACATCGGGCAGCATCATCGCATGCTGCCCTAGCCTGCCCTAGACTGCAAGAAACCCACAACTAATCATGAGGCAACCATGACTAAAATGATCCTGACACGATCTTACGAACCTGCTTTTCCGCCCGAGTGGGAAGGATTGGATTATGCGAGTGCCGATGACGCGACACCTCGCTGGTATGGCGTCAGCTCTGGCAATGGCAATGACGGCGTACCACTATGTAGAAGAACAGAACGGCGACCTAGTCGATGTCATTCCATTCCGCTCCGACTCGTGCCATCGATCCTACTGCCACGAAAACAGCCTGCACTATGGTGGCTGGAATGGTTGCCAGGAAGGCAGCGACTATCCAGCATGGTGCGCCAATTATGGCACGTTTGCGGGAGGTACGACGTAATGCGACTGCCAACTGCACAATGTCCGCGTCGGCCGATTTCTGTGCGACAATGGCGAAAAATGTGAACATGGGAATTGGATTCAACTGCCCACGTCACACTTGGAATCCATCTAACCTATCCCGTAGCGCCGCTAGGATCATTCCTCGCGGCGTCTTGGCATAGGCTAGGAGCGCCCACCATTCGGCGCCCTAACTTCTATCCACCACCATTTTCACATAATCATGAGAAAATACTACTTGACAACACCCAGCTTTCCGCTCTATTGTCCCAGTCAACCAAGCAACTCTGACTACAAAGGATGCTCAGACGAATGTCGATCCTGACAGAAATCGCGCCGATCAACCTGGATTGCTACACCACGGACCCCGAGGAGTTATGGAGTCTTTGGCAAGCCATCCACTTTCATCCACGCAAACACGCTGCCGTACTATTCCCAAACCACAAGCCCTTGCCCGTCAAGGTGACCCAACAACTCGGTGCCTATGCGAGCAATAAAGCCACCGCAATGCGTTGCCGCCTAAAAGGCGACATGCTCGGCGCCGATATTTATGAAATCATTTGTGACCAAATTTATATGCGATTGCCAAAATCCGTTCGCTGGTAGGAGAGACAATTTCCCTCCAGATTCAACCGCTCCAAATCGACCCATGCCGATTCTCAAAACTGCTCCCGCTCCCAACTCACGAAGGATAACCGCTCCCATGCCAAAGTTCCAAGCTTATGCCCACGTATGGACAGCGGAGTACTGCTACTGGAATCCGGTAGGCACGAAGCAAAACACGCGAGCACTCGCAATCGAACAGACATACGTGGTCGCAGATAAATTCTGGCCAGCCGATACCAACCGCTCCCGACGTGCAACTTTTCTCGGGCGTTGCGTTGTCATCGAGCTAGGCGCCGAGTCGCTACCTCCCGCAAACCGCTAAAGGATCGCTCCCATGCAAACCGCCGCTACTTCACTCGAATCCTTTCTAGCAACCAAATCACCGATGCACGCCGCAAAAGCTAATGCCGCATTGATAAAACACACTCGCGTCAACGGCCGCGAGATTATGCAGCGCCACCAGCTCATAGAAACCCACATGGCCCAAGGCTATCGAACCCGACTTCGGCCTAATGGCGAACGTGTATTTTTGTCCCCTGATGGCAGTTGGTTTGATGCGCAAGCCATTACTACCACCGCGCTTGATTACGCCAGCTTCTTAGAGACACTAGGCGCCGAGTCGCTACCTCCCGCAAACCGCTAAAGGATCGCTCCCATGTCCGACAACACCATTGACACTTTCGAAGTCAAAAACCTCACAGTTCATATTGAACTTGATACAGACCCTATGAGTCCACTCGAATGGGACAACATAGGCAAAATGGTTTGCTGGCACCGCCGCTACAACCTTGGCCATGAACAGCCCTTGGCAAACCCTGACGAATATGTTCTCGATCAACTAGACGAATCCATTCGCGCCCGCTTAGAGCGCTGGCATGAGAAAGAATCAGATCGAATTTTCAATACGTACAAACCATATGGTTCTAGTGAGCATCTAACGGCGGAGCGTAACTTTGAATCCGATTACCGCGCTAAGATTTGGGCTGAATTCGCTAAAATCGCTGTTACCCTTCCGCTTTATCTTTATGATCACAGCGGCATCACTATGCGCTGTTCCCCATTCTCCTGCCCTTGGGATAGCGGACAAGTCGGGTTTATCTTTATCACAAATGAAAAGATCCGCTCCGAATATTCATGCAAACGCATAACTTCCAAGATTCGGCAACGTGTCCAACAAGCATTGATTGCCGAAGTCTCAACATATGATGATTACCTCACAGGATCGGTGTACGGCTTCATCGTCAAAAATGAAGACGGGGATGAACTTGACTCATGCTGGGGCTTCTATGGACTCGATTATTGCAAGCAGGAAGCCCACGAAAGCGCGGAACATCACGCTAAAGCCTAAAAACACCACTTGACAAACCGCTCCCATTTGCTCTATTGTCCCTGACAACAAAGCAACCAAACGAAAGCCCCTTCACAATGGCCACATGGCAGGACAAAGCCCACGTACTAATCACCAAATATTCCATCGCAAGCTACCGCCAAGCCAACATCCTGCCCAATGGCAAGCGCCGCAAACACCACGTTTCTTACAGCATACCGCTCATTGCTCGATCGCTTGTTACCGCTCTTGATCACAACGATGAACACGAAGCTAAGCGACTGTTTCTGATTGAAGCAACCGGCGCTTGGTCTTTAACCTGACAACCACGAAAGCAACCCACACAATGACAACCTACAGCAACCCCCGCCTACATGCTGTCATCCCTAACTGGCCCTCGGGCGCCAAGCGCGTCACAGCCACATTCTTCATTGAACAGACCAGCAAGGGCGAACGCGGCATGCGCACGACAACCGGCACCGCAAAGAAACTTACTTACGCGCGCAAAGCCCGCATCGTCGATGGCGACGACGGCCGTACCTACATCGCGGAGCTGACTATCTATGGCGCTGTCAGCATCATGCGCAGCGACATGAAAATCCAGCACGAAGTCATCCATGCGAACGATCCGCGCCACGCCAAGCTGATGGAGTTGTTCTCGTGAACGCTATTACCGTCTGGCAAACCTCCATTCGTGATATTCGCAACCGGGCAACCACCGCCCGTGATGCCGTTTATAACGAATGGCTATCGTCCAACATGTTATGCGACGAACGTGATCGCCGCATGGCCTTCGTCAGTGCCATCGAGGACAACGAAGTGAAAGATCTTCAGGATCTCTACCGCGCCATGCGCGCGTCAGAAGACCCAACCACCTGAATGATCCCATAAAATAAACCCCCAACCACGAAAGCAATCCTCCCAATGACAACCCTCAGAGAAGAATTCGCGGCCGTTTCCGCGCCCTTCCTTGCGGAGCGTAACACATACGCTCGCCTGTTCAGTGAACAGACCGGACTGACTTGGACTGTTCTAGGCGAGACAACTGACTCAATGAACTACCCCGCCGTACAATTCACCCTGCAATGCAAAGCTAACGACATCCGTTTATCCATCGACGCCGATCGCCACATCAAGCGAGTCTCATGCACGCCATGCGCTTTCAACGTGCCCGATGGCACGGAACACGAGCGGCGCATACCCTACCGCGACATGATCAGCTACCAGCAGCGTACCAACGACAAACGCCTGGAAGCCGGTGTATCGCTCGATCGCTTCATAACTGCTCAAGCTGCCGTGGCGAAACGATTCATCCGCGACGTATACAGTCCGCTCATGGCCTACTATCCGCAAATAGAAAAATACATCGAACACAACACACTATCATACGCCCGACGCGATGCCGTTGCCGCCGAACTATGCAAGCGCTTCAACGGCACGCAACGCCCGAACGGCAGCAATGTGTACCTGCATTTCCCGCATTCCAAGCTCATGGATCTAACCGTGGAACCCAGCGGATCAATCCGCTTCCACTACACGCCAACACTCACGGTCGCAGATGTCGAAGCGCTGTTCACGACCCGGCTGAAGTCTTCGAAGACACAGGAGTAAACCATGGGGGTGAGCCTCAGAGTGTGACCATCCCCTGCCTAATTTAGTCCGTAACCCGTTCTCCCTCCGTATCCCTATCATCCCACTACTGACTCGCTCCTGACAGAAATCAGAACAGAATAAAAACAATTCACCAACACGCAACCAAACAGGTAACCATATACCACATGCCCAAGCTCGCACCCAAGCTCACCACCAAACCCGCGCCCGAACCACGCCCGCCCCGAATCCCTCCCGATTCATCCCCACACCCGGATACCACACGATTCCCGGCCCCTGGAGCCTGCCCTACGGCCGCGCTCTATCTCCGGGTGTCAACGGACGACCAGACCACCGAGAACCAGCAGGCCGCACTCCTGCGGGCGGCTGACGCCCGCTCCTGGCAGATCGTCCAGGTCTTCACCGACCAAGCCACGTCGGGCGCCAAGCCGCACCACAAGCGTCCTGGCCTGTCAGCGGCGCTCACTGCTGCCACCCGCCGCGAATACCAGATCCTCGCCGTATGGGACCTCTCACGTCTCGGCCGCTCGCTCACCGACCTGATCGACTTCACGACCAAGCTGCACGCAACCGGCACCGACCTGTTCGTGCTTAACCAGCAAATCGACACGACAACTCCGGCGGGTCGGCTGACATTTCACATCTTCGGCGCGTTTGCCGAATTCGAGCGCGACATGATCATCACCCGAACCCGCGCTGCACGCGACCGCGCCCGTCAAGCCAATCCCTACGCGTCGCCTGATGACCTGCACGGCGCAGGCAAGCCGCTCGGTGGCAAGGCGCCGGTACCGCTTCACGTCGAAACCCATGCATTACAAATGCTCATACGAAGCCAGCAACTCGGCCGCTCCGATCCTGACTACCGATCGCACCGCGACATCGCGGCGGAGCTTGGTATCGCGCCCAGCACCGTGCATCGCATCGGTCAATCTCATACGATTACATGAAAACACTGCTTGACAAACTGCTGCCGCTTGTTCTATTGTCACTGGCAACGAAGCAAATAACCACACCTCTCAACAACTAAAAGGAACCTGCTCCCATGTCGCACCTAGTTGTCGGTAAATTTCCCAACGGCCGCATCGCTTTTCAGTCGCGAAACCTTCGTGGCCTAATCAACTACGCGCGCAAATACGGTATCACCAAAGTAGAGTTGGGCGATAGTACCGATCGTCGCGGCCTGTACCACGCTGAATTCGGCAATGGCGTGATCTGTGAAAGCGACTTCGCTGATCCTAGCATCATGCTGGGCTTTTTCCTTGGACGCCGCACAGTCGCAATGATCGAGTGTGATCGCCACGTATTTAACCAAGGTTCCGCAATGGGCAGGATCAATATTCCTTTTCTATCACCAATCGGGCGTGATGTGGCACCATGCGATTCGGACCATGGCTCGCAACCGCTTATCGTGACGCAACCGAACACCTCCCTCACAGTCCCCTCAAACCACGAAAGCAATACACCCATGCCCGATATGGCTCTCTCCCTCGAAAACGGCAAACACTTGTCCATCATCCACAGCAACCGCCCCGACATCGTGTTACTCGGCTTTGTTGGCCCACGTGGCGCTGTATCAGGCACCGTCGAGCTGACCAAAGCCGAAGCGCTCCAGGCCGCAGACTTACTCAAGCAAGAGGCTGATCGCACATGAGCAACCGCCGCCGCGATCCCACCGCCTCACTCCGCGCCGCTTCACGTGCCGAAGCCCGCAAAGCCGACAAACGCGAACGCGACAACCGCCAAGCCGCTTTCGACTACATGCAGCAACGCGGCGCGTTCGCAGCCATCGGCCTTGGCCCCGATCAGGTCGCACGCGTAACCGGCGATCTCACATGGCGCTTCGATGACCACACGATCCAAGCCTATGTTCAATCACTCCCCTGGAATCCCGACGCGTCAAAACGAATCACCTGTTTTGAAATTTCTTATATCCACCCGGCGGAAGGTCGTTGGACCAAGCCGCGCAGCTATAAGAACCGCGCCAGATTCATCGAAACCAAACCCGCCTACACCACAACCACCGTCATCCCTGTGCCACATTGGGACTATGACGGCGTTGATCCATTGATCGCACGTGAACCTTGGGAGCGTGCTGAAGCCAACCGCCAGCTGAACTATCTTAACATTGACGAAAGCTGGCGCGCCCTCTGGTCGATCCAGGATGACGCACACCAGATGGAATGCAGCGAGCAACTACGCGAACAGCACGCCCATATTCCCGATGCCTGCACATTCCCTTACGCAACCGGACCGGAAGGCTAAAACCAATGTCCCAGCTATTCGAAGCTCTCAAAACCACGTTTCCGCAATACATAACGGACGATGACAAACAGCTAAGTCCATCCGATCTGCTCGAAATGGTTTATGATCGACGCAAAGAAGACACCGCAACCTTACTGAAAGAATTCAGCCTGTCTGTACAGGTCACCGTTGACTTGCGATTCGTCAATGCAGCCGAAGCCACTGCATGGGCACAAGAGCACACCGTATTCGACATGCTGGACAAAGGGGGACGCGTCAGTGAGATCGAAATTTACCACGACGGTCTCGTGAGTCCGGCATAGCACGCAATCCGACCAAACATTAACAATTTGCTCCCCGCCCTCGACTTCATCACCACCTGTTTCGCGCTGACCACGGGCACGATCGTCGCGCTCATGGTCATGCTCGTGGCCATACGCGCCGTCATCAATGGCGTCCGGCAAGCAATCCATTTTCACAAACGTAGGAAAACGCCCCAGACGCCCCAGACACCCCAGACACCCCAGACACCCCAAACACCCCAAACACCTCAGACGCCCCGGACACCTCAGACACAAGCCCCCGATCACGACTCAGTTTCGCCGATCTCGATCGCATCCGCCTCGATCAGCAAACGCTGACGCTCGATCGAGTTGGCGACGCTGTCAAAAATCTCCTGGCCTGCCGCATCCTCGATCCCTGGCGGCAGGTCTTCCCGCTGCACGACGAAGTGCTTCGGCTTGGCAGCCCATTGCGGCCCGCCGAACCGCTCCAGGTACACCCGCTGCGCGCCGACCTCGCCTGACAGCCCGGCGTTGAACAGTGCTTCCATCATCTCGATCGGACCACGCACCGCGCCATAGCGATACAGCGCGCGCACATCGCCGTTGACGCGCACGGTTTCCCGCCACAGCTCGTCATCGATCTTCAGCCACACGCCGATCTGCGCGAGGTTGGCGCCCCACGCCGCCAGCTTCTCGATCTCGGCCATCTGCAGCATGGTCAGCTTGGCCGCAGGCGGCACGAACCCGGGCGCCGGCTCCATCGCATCCAGCCGGGCGAGGTCCTGCTGCTGCTGCCCTCGCTGCTCCCGCTGCACAGGCCCATACCCACCCGGCGTCAGAAACCCCGGCCGCGGCGTCCCTGTGCCCGCTGGGTGGGCTCGCGTCATCCCTGGACGTGGCATAGGCCCTCCGATTGCTGGAACCGCTGTACGGCCCTCCAGGGGCCGGGAAACGGCATGTTGTGTAAAATCGGGCTTTTCTGCCACCCGAACGCCCCTTTTATCAATTCCCCTCCAAATTCAACTAATATTTTTTCATATAAACCGAATTCCGGAACCACCCCCGGCAGACCGCTCCCGGCAGACCGCTCCCGGCAGACCGCTCCCGGCAGACCGCTCCCGCCCAGACCGCTCCTGCCCAGACCGCTCCTGCTCAGACCGCTCCCGCCCAGACCGCTCCTGCCAACCGGGCCACATCGTCGCCCGCTCCGTCAAGCCGTTCGTTTCACCAGCCACCAGGAATACCCGGCGCGTTTCTGGTAAGCCGACAGATCCTCGTTCAACTCAAATCGTTGCGTAAGCAGAAACGACCAATACAGCGAGCGCCGGACCATCTGCACCTCCAGCGACGTACGCAGCATCGCCCAGGTCATGCAAACCAGCAGGTCATCGCCGATGTCCATCCGCTCCCAGCCGTATCGGCTCGTGGTGACGACGCGGCCCCGGCGCAACGACAACACCACCAGCCGGTCTTCCGGTTTCTGCTTGTCGCGCAGGCTCAACGGGCTGAATGCAAAACTCGCAGTGCCAGTGGGCTTGGCGAACCCGCGCAGCTGTTCATGCTGCCGTAACGCGGCAACCTGCTCGGCATCAAGCCCATCGACCCGTGCGCCAAACAACACGCCAGCTGTGTCACGCCACAATTCCACCGTCCAATCCGCGCCGTTGGCAAGCGACTTGAAAAATTTCTGCGCGTTCTGCTCCTGCAAATCCCGGCTAAACCGTTGCACCTGTCCAACTTCCATGATTGACCCTATGCGTTACCTAATAACCCCCTACACATCTTGCCGAACGGCGTCAATCCCCGCGAACCAGCTCATCCATCTCATTTATTTTTGCACATATAAATCTCAAACCCCCAAACATGATATTTTCTCCTAGAGGATGTACCGAAGAATACACTTTACCAGAGGCTCAAACCATTGACAGTCAACCAGAAAATCTGCAAATATGCAAATTCCATGTGTTCTCGGTATAAGGACTCGCGTATGAGGGACTAACCCGTTACCGTGTCAACAACTGTTTTTAACCTAATTAGAGGGTCCTCGCGTAGGAGTCTTAATCTCGATGCACACACAAACTATAACTCCACACATATTTATCTTCGCAATTTCAACCGAAAGGCTAATTGGTAAAGTGTATTCTGCATGGTTTTATGCGGGTCAAAACATCAATTTTTCCGACCCTAAGGTATGCTATTACCGTTTGTTACAATTCCATTATAATCTGTTTGACAAGCCCTGTTTTCTCAACTATACTACAACCTGAAGTACCCTAATGGAGTACAAAATATGCGTGATGAACCCCAGATCGGCGACATTGTCTCAGTAAGACGCAGGATTGGTGCTAGTATGGAACCATTCACTTGCGAAATTATAGCAATCGATCCGGCAGCAGATCAGATCCATGTACGGTTTCCCGATGGTCGTACCGCACGGCGTGCTCGCCGCTATGTCAGCAAAGTGCGGGTAACCGGAGAAGATCGTGCACGAGTGCATGGTCATAACACCGTGGTGCCATGTAAAATCATCTTCGGCGAGGATGTCTTTTATCTTTACTGGTCGGATGATCACGTTGACCAACATCCACTCACCTCGCTCAAGCTCTACGGCGCTTCATATCCATTTGTGCCTGTGGCACAGGCAAAACATCCCTTATGAAAATAACACTTGACAACCCCTCGCCCAGCACGCTACTTTACACCTGCACGCAGACGAAAGGCAGCCACATGGTGAAGTGAACAAACTTATCTTAGACCTTATGAAAGTTGAGCAGGCGGGCGCTGGCCGCATTCCCCCGAATCCAGCGCCCGCCACACTCCTCACACATCTGGCACATCTGACACATGCCACATCATTGACACAAGGCGCGCAGCATGATTGAGCACTCAGGCAAAACCTCACGATCCAGTGCTATGGTCCCTTACCGCGGTCTGGTATTCGTGCACACCTTCTGGCTCGATGCCGAGTACCGGCCTTTGCATATGCGTGTGACGCGCATTGCCGGTGGCTCGCTTCGCGAGAGAAGCTGTGCTGGCGCACGCTACAGCACCGTGTATTACCGCGCCCTGGATGGTAGCTTTCTGACCCATTGCCGGGTGGACCAGTTCTCCCAGGTCAGCCCGACCCCTGCTGCCTCCGCTAGACCCCGCCAGTCCCTCCGGGACACCTCTAGCGCCGCCTGGGACCCCGCCAGAGCCTCTTGGTTCTGTCACAGGTCTTAGAGGCAACGCTTCCAATCCCGATTGAGGAGCCTCCCCGATGTCTTTCGAGATTTTCACCGTTGACGCCATCGCCGGCCGCTTCCAGGTCGCGGTAAAGGCGCACAAGGATGCGTTTCCTGGCGACAGCCGCAGCGATGCGTGGAAGATCGTAGAGGCTCGTTGGGGCCGTGGCGCACGCCTGCTGCGCGATGCCATCAAGGCCCGCAGGCTGACGGCGAAGTTCGAGGAAGACCCCACAGCGCGTGGCTGGGGCTACGTGGCTCGCGCAACACACCCTGAGGCCCCACCAGCCCATGAGTGACCCGCTCTACCAGCAGGTCCTGATGACCCGACATTGGTTGGCGGCGTGGATAGGGGATAACCGCTCCGGTTGGTTTACCTTCAGCCTGGAGTACCCCCAGTCTTTCCCGATCACCTATGCGTTCCGGGAGGCGACATTGAAGCATTTACACCTCGGCAGGCCCACGCCACCAGACGGTGCTATCTTGGTATCGTTGACCCCGATGGCGGGTCCACCTCCGGAGGAGCCTTCATGAGCTTCAGTGCTGTACCTCGCATTGTGCAGATATCGGCCACTGGTGGAGCGACCACCAACGACCCTGACCAGCTGTATGCGCTGGCGGAGGATGGCACCCTGTGGGCCTTGCAGAACAACAACAGCAAATTATTCTGGGTGGCTTTGCCGCCTTTGCCTTTGGCCGGGACCGCTCAGGTGTTGTTCGAATCGACGGCACTGGCGCATACTCCGCTCAACCCGCTCAATCCGCCATCTGGCACAGCGGGCACGGCGGGCACGCTGGCCACGCCAACCACACCAATCACGCCTGGCACTCCTCAAGCATCTCAAGCATCAACCGAACCGGTTCCGGCGATCCCGGTCTTGACTCTCCCGCCGGAACCCGCGATATTCCAGACACTCTCAACAATCACTCCCGCGCCGTCGGACCCTGCTCCCGCTCCATCCCCTCCCTCCTCCACTCCCGCGCATCCCCATGGCCTGCTGCAGCGGATCGAACATTTCCTGCATCCGGGCAAAACCGAACTACCATCCGGTCCCCACACTTCCGAGCAATCCCAAGGAACCAAACCTGAATGAAAATCCTCGACATCACTCATGATGGCACCCGCAAGCTGGTAACCAGTGACGAGCACACATTCTCGCACTATGAGCCGCATGACGGCTCGCCGGTCGATCTCGACCCGGTACTTCCGGTCTATTTGCGCCAGCATCATTTTGTCGCGGCCGTGAAGGCGGGTGGTGCCGACAAAAACGGATTGGTCTTAGGACCCATTGAAAATCCCAACCCAGCCAAGTGGCAAATTCTTGGCCGCGCGGATGCCGCCTGACACCTACTATCGGCGTACCACCCCGGCGGATCTCGCGCGTCTTCGCCGGCTGGCGGATTCCGGCTGCACGATGACACAAGCCGCTGCCGAGTTAGGCTGGGATTATCAACGCGTGCAATATTGGCGCGACCGCACTCCGGACCTGCGGTTCACGCCGCATTTACGCCCAGTCAAAACATCAACCCCCAAAATACCAACCCCCAAAAATAACACTTGACAACCTGTCAACATCTCTTTACCTCATGGTCCATGGATTCAGACCAGATTGAAATGTTGCCATGAGCAAAGCGCTCTTGATCGATGTGCACAATCGCATGATCACCGAAACCACAGTCACCGATCTCGAACAGATTCAAAAACTTCTGCATGGCCATCTGGAAGTGGCCTATCAGTTCGATACTGGCGATGTGTTGTATGTCGATGAGGAAGGCTTGTACAAGCCAAACCAGCAGTATTTTCATCTGCATCAGCGGCCGGATCAGGCTTTGGCAGGGAATGGCCTGCTCGTGGGTCGTGAAGCCCCTCCCAACTGGTTTCCCGCCGATGTGGTTCTGACGATTGCCGAATTGCGCACCTGGATCAGATTTCTGCAACGTGCGCCAGCACAGCGTTTCTCGTGAAGCGAACTGCCATGATCAAACCTGCTAAAGCTGCCTTGTTGGCGGTGGCTGCCGTCCTGACCACCATCCCCCTGGTCCTGGCGGCGTCGCCGCCGACCGAGTGGTATCTGCTCAACTTCCGCATTGGTCAGTGCCAGAATACCAAGATCCTGCCGCCGCAATTGCGCTCGCCGCAGAGTTGGATCAACATGCTGCGCATCAATAATGCGTATGGTTCGCAGGAGATCCAGCGCGACGACGAGGGCAAAATCGTCTCGGTCATGATCGCCGACAACCAGCCCACCGGCTCGATGGCCCAGATGTTCTTCCCTTCGATGCAATTATGCGAAGTCTATCGTATCGTGGCGGTGGCTAAGGGCATTTTGCCGGCGAAGCCGAAGGAATTGGAATGACCTCACCGACCAATCATCCTGACACCACCCTCTCACCACCCTGGTTACCGCCGCTCGTTCATGCCGCCTTGGAGCGTGGTTACCAGCTGGCTGTCGAGAATCTACGCAATCTTGAATCCGCCTACCCGCACGATCCACGGATGCGCATGGCGATCCGCGCGTTGGCCGGATATGTACAAGCCCTGTCACCGGATAGGATCGCTCAACCAAGCCGGATCATCCGCCCCCTGGATGCCAGCCCCGATGCCTCCTGACATTCTTCCGCCACCCGAACACATGATGTTCGATGGTCCGGCGTCGGCGGATATATTCACCGAGAACGGCCGGGAATATCTGCAACTCTACCGTGATCTTCTCGACCTCCAGCCTACCGCCCGGATGCTGGATATCGGCTGCGGCATCGGCCGCAAGACCATCCCGTTGGTGCCCTATTTGACCCAAGGTTCGTATGAGGGGATCGACTGCAACATCTCAGGCATCGACTGGTGCCAGGAGAATATCACCCCGGTGGCGCCGAACTTCCGCTTCCAGCACGTGGATATATACGCACGTAACTACAATCCTTACGGCATCATTCCGCCGGAGACTTTCAATTTTCCCTTCCCGGATGCCGAATTCGATGTCATCACCCTCAATTCGGTCTTCACCCACATGGCCTCACCCGGCGTCGAACAGTACCTTCGCGAAGTCAGTCGGATGCTCAAACCCACTGGTCAGTGTTTCATCACCTGGTTCATCACCGATGGCGATCGCTGGCCACATCCCGGATTCCCCGACCCGCATGACCATGGCTGGATGGCCAACTGGGCATCTCCCGAGCAGGCCATTACCTATGATCTCGAATGGGTGTTTGTGCAGTACCACCAAGCCAATCTGAATCCTCGCTCACGTCATCTTGGACGCTGGTCAGGGAGATCTCATGGCTTGACGCATCAGGACATCATTATCGGAGCCAAAGCATAAACATGGACCTGATCATCCATCACCCTTTCTGGTTCGTCGCCCTCGCGTTCATCGGCGTCGTGCTCGCTGTGCTCAGCGGCACGAACCGCGAGGCCCGCGCCACCGACGAGCATCAGTGAGACCGTCCACTGAAATTGCTATTTGCATCTTTCTGGTCTTCGGCTGTGCAGCCCTTCTCGGTTTCGTCGTATTCCTGTTGTTTCCGAAATAACTATTGACAGAATTGGGGCAATCCCGTATGATTTGATTATCTTTGTACAAGTGAGCGAGCATGAGCCGTCATCCGAGACCTCCATCAAAACTGGAGATTGTCCGTTGGGTTGCCAGCTATCAGAAAGGCGCGTCGATCAACGACATTGCCCGGATGGTGGAGCGGTCGCCGTCGTTCGTCTATAAGCGTTTGCAGCAGGCCGGTGTTCGCTTCCGCCCACCCGGCGCCTATTACACCAAAATCGATCCCAAGATGGAGCAGTTGATCAAGCGGAAGCGGCGCCAGGGTGTTCCACCGGCCGATCTGGCTGTGGAGTTCAAAGTCAGCCGCCAGTGGATTTATGAACTGACAAAAGATGTGGCTTAAACCCGCAATCCTAAACCTCAAACCCTAAATCCTAAATCCTAAATCCCTTCCGACAAAACAACACTTGACAGCCGCCGTTTCATCTTTTACCCTTTCTGCCATGATTCAAGATCCCAAGCCTGTTATGCCGCTTCGCCCGATCCTTTATGGATCGTTGATCAGTGCCGTATTGTGGCTGGTCCTGATAGGACTAGGCTGGCTGGTATGGCACAACCTGTGACATGAGGGTCCGATGACCGAGAACGTACCAGTCGTCACGTTCCATGACGAACAGAACCGTTTGCTGGGCTCCGTGCTGGCCGAGCGGCGTGGCTGGCACAAGATCCCGCCCGCCATTCTGGTGCGGATGTTGAAATACGAAGACGACATGCCGTCGATCCTTGCCCGGATCGATCGAAACGAGGTGACCGGGGTGTTCCGGGTCATCCAGGGCATCCAGGGCGAGTGGGGGTTGGAGATGGAGGCGGTGCTGACGCCGGAGGCGGATGACCGTATCCGCAACTCCGAGCTGGCCTTTGGCGGCACGGTCGCGCATGTCGTTGCTGCGGTGCAGCACCGGATGGCGGGTGAGGCGCACGTGGCGTCCGACGCCAGTGTGATCCGGGCCGGCAGCCCGGCCCCTGAGCCGTCCCCTGGCCGGCAGCCTGCGGTCATCGAGGGTCACGCCATGGACCTCGACAAGGCCCGCCAGCACGCCGGCACGGCCCGTCCTGAGAGGGAGAACTGAGCATGTGGCGATATGCCTCCCCTGGTGGTCTTCTGGCGAGCGTTCTTCTGGCGGGCAGCGTGGCTGGTGGCGCCGGCTTCTATGCCGCCGGCAGCTATCATCCGGTCCCGAGCTCGCCGCTCCCAGCCGCCGTCCAGCCCGTCGCTGACCCGCACCAAACCGAGCTGTTGACTCGTATCCTGTACCAACAGGCGCAGATCAATGTGACGCTGCAGCAGACCAATGAAGCCCTGCATCATGTGGACGCCGGCCTGCAACAGACCAACACAGTACTTCAACAGATCGCCGCGCTGTCGAACGAGGCGGCGGAACAGCGCCGCCGGGCGCAGGCAGCCGATGCCGCGGCGTTGCGCAAATTCAACGGCGATGCCGGGTCGTTCGTCAACTCGGCCAAACGGGTCAATTGAAGTGAGTCAATTGATGAAAACCATCCTTGCCGCCCTCGGCATCTTTGCCCTGGTCTTCTATCCCCTGGCCCTCTCTCCCTCTTACGCCCAGTTGCCGCAATGGTATCTGGCACCTGACTGCCGGCCGGCGAACACCGACCCGGCAGGGTATGTGCATTATCTGCAAAGCCAGGGCCACATCGTTCTCTACAACAAGGTGTTCGATCCCAAGTACGGACCGTATGCGGTGGTGGTTTTTGATGGCCCGGTAAATCATACGCTGTTCTATCCGAATTTGACTTATTGCCAACTCAACAATCAGAAGACTCATCGATGATCCTGGGTTTCAGCGGCACAAGGCAGGGCATGTGGCAGGATCAGATCCTGCGGGTGAGGCAGTATCTCGAACGCTATCAGCCGGGTTGGCTGCATCATGGCATGTGCCAGGGGGCGGATGCGCAGGTGCATATGCTCGCCGGTCTCCTGGGCTGGAAGGTGCATGGTCATCCGCCGGTCAACAAGTATCTGATGATGAAGTTCGACCCGAAGACATTTCATGCAATGTCGGCACCGGGCGAATATCTTGAGCGCAACCGGCATATCGTCGATGCCTGTGACGAGTTCTGGGCGGCGCCGATCGAGAAGAGCGAGCAGCGGCGAGGTGGTACCTGGTCAGCGATCCGGTATGCCCGGATGCGCAGGAAGAAACTGACGATCTTCTGGGCGAATGGGGAGGTACTTCTCCCATGAGCGGAGCACGGCGTCAGCCGTTATCAAACCATTTTCGCGGAGCGAACTTGAGCAGGCGAATCATGATCCGGACTCTAAATTACCATCATCGGTTTTGTGCTGGTGGCTTATGCAGCCATCGTTCTATCGGGGATCATCATGTGGGTGGTTGATCTATGATCCGAAGCAGCGGCGGCATGGGTATGCATAAGCATGGGGTATCTGGTCGTAGTGGTCCGTCGCCCAAGTACAAACTCGGCCGGGTGCTGGAGGCGAACAAATTGACGCAAGGTGAGCACGCGAAGCGGCCGAAGCCGAAGATGTTCAGCTCGCTGGCGGATGCGATGAAAGCGTTGAAGCGATGAATGAGATCCGCAGCGATGCGGGGCGAGGGGCCAGGATGCAGGTGTCATCCACCATGACGTTGCCCCTCACAATTCATTTGAAGGCCATCAGGTCGGTGTCACCCATGACTTATGTGCCTTCAATGCGAGGGGCCACCAATGCGATGCCATCCAGTGGCAGCATGCCCCTCGCAAAATCATCTCGCAGTGATGCGGGGCGAGGGGCCAGAGTGGGCCGTCACCCACAGCCATAAAGCCAACCCCACTCTTTATCAACCGATCCCCGTTCGCGGGGGTGGGTTGGGGCCAGAAAAGTATTGTCATCCAGGTGTATGCTGCCCCAGCCCAAAATACCGTGCCTGCTCACTCAAACCCCAGAAAGGGACCTAGCTCATGACCACACCCCCACGCGAAGAAACCCATCGCGGTTCCGGCGATGCCTCTCCCCCGCCGCATTCCGACACGCCGTTATGGCGGCAGATCAAGCGCATTCTCGCTGACTACCCGACAGTCAATCGGCGGCGGGAGGCGCTGCAGAACTACATCGAACACCAGATGAAGGCGGTCGTGAAAGAGTTCACGGCCCCCCGCATGGATAATCTGATTAGTTACTGGTTGGAAATGGCTCAGGATGAAACCCGCGATGAAGCCGCACGGCGCACCGGCCCGCCACCACGGACGTTGGCGACCGAGCGCAAGCCACGGATGCGAGGTCCGATCGTACCACCAGCCGTGACTATGGGGGTCTATGACCATATCGCCCTGAAGTTCCAGATTTATGGCGTACCGATCCGTGAGGCGCGTTGGGTTAAGGTGTTCGAGGCCAAACAGGAGCTGGCCCAGAGCAGTGCATTCCTGGAAATCCTCACGTTAGGTCAGTCGGCAAAATCGACGAAGACTGTTGGTTCGTCGCTGGCGGACAGCAAGATTATTGACGCCTGGAACAAAGCGGAGATTGCCGTTAAGGCCGAACCCGCACGGAAGCGCCGGAGTGCCCGGTCATGAATGTAGATCAGGAGATCATCAACACGCTGGTCAGGCTGCAGGTGCAGCGGCGTTTCGCCATTGTTTCGCAAAGCCGGGCGGAACGGTCGACCGAGATGCTGATCGCACGGATGCTGGGTTACGAGGCGCCTGCGGAGAGAGATGTGACAGAAGCGCGAAAAGACAAAGAAACCGCGCGCAAGGCAATGTTCAAGCGGGCTGCCACAGTACGTCAGACAATCGAGAAGGTGGCGAAGTTCAACCGCAAGACGGGCGAATTCGAGTTCAATATCCCGAAGGGACTGCCGGCCGAGATCGATGAGAATGTTGTCAAGGCGGTGGTGAGTGCGGCGGCAGGTCGCCGGGCCTGGGATGAGTTACGGGAATCGGTCGAAAAACAGATGGAGGTCCGGGCGAAGCAACTACCCGTCTGGTCCTGGGCCAAGGATGTCAAAGGACTTGGTGCGCGAGGTCTGGCGGTGATCATCGGCGAGACACGCGATATCAACCGGTATGATTCAGTGGCCAAGTTGTGGAAGCGCTGTGGTTTGGCGGTGATCGACGGCAAGCGGCAGGGCCGGCGGACTGATCCTGACGAAGCGATCGAGCATGGTTATGCGCCGAAGCGCCGGGCGGAGATTTATGCGTTTTTGCAGGATACGATGTTGCGCCAGCAGTGGCGTGGGGCGGATGGGCTCATTCGCAAGGCGCTTCTTCAGATGCCTGCTGTTGTGGCACATTGCGAAAGCAAGCATATCGAGTTGAAGACTCTCAAGGGCGATCCGTTGATGGAGTTGGCGCAGCAGTTCGGTGTCGAGGACATTGCGGGCGAGCCGGCCGGACCATATGGCGAAGTCTACCGGCGCAGGCGTGAGCATACCGCGTCACGCATCGAAGAGACCGCCGATCTGCCTTTCAGCAGTCCTCTCAAGTGGACGAAAACGCGTTGCAAGAATGACGCGACGCGGATCATGGCAAAAGCGGTCATTCGTGATCTGTGGCGGGTGTGGCATGGCCAGGAGCCGAAGGGCGCCAGGATCGAGTGGACCCGCAGCAACGTAAAGTTGGCGGCGGATTGAGATCCCCAGTGATGGGGTGGGAGGTGGCCACAACTTGGAAGTCAACCAAGCAGATATTGCCACCTCCCAAAGTTCCGGCTTTCGGGCCGGTGGGGTCGATCAGTCAGATTGTGTCATCCGATGCACCTCTATCGACCCCAAATCTTCCTCTCTTCGGAGAGGTGCGAGGGCCATCGTGACTCTGTCACCCAATGTGCCTATGCCTTCGCAAACTATCCACCGGAAGGTGGTGGGAGGTGGCCAGATCTAGTGTGTCAACCATCGTGCCTCTGCCACCTCCCAAGTTATGCAGTTCCGGCTTTCGGGCCGGTGGGGTCGACCACGCTGGCGGTGTCAACCAGCCAGGGCCTGTCGACCCCAATTCTTCCCGCGCGAGCGGGGCGGGTGGTCGTGACCAACGTTGTGATGTCACCCACAATTCACGAGTCACGACCACTCTTCACCTTCAATAGGAGTACCAAAATGCCCCTCTTCTCCCCTGATCCTGAGAAACAAGTCACCAACACATCATTCGCCGTGTTCTGCGGCATGCGCAACACGCTTGACGGCGAGCGATGCCGGGCGGATGACGAGTACAAGACGCGTGAGCCGCCGTATCTGCCGCCATTATATTTCGCTGATGATACCGGGCAGACGAATGTGATCGATGAGTAACCCCGGCCCCAACGAATGCTCGTCTTCCGAGTACCATCCAGTATTCGGAAGCCTCCTCGCCAGTCTGGCCAGTATCATACTTGCTTTCGTCGTCTGGCGGATTGGAATGAGTCTCTTTTTCTCTAGGGATTACGGCAGGTTCGGTTATGTCTTTTTCTTTTTGGGAATTATGATTGGACTGCAAGGCATTTTCGGCCTTGTGTTCGGATTCGATTTGTGGAGCGTTTTGCGCTGGTTCTAATGATTGAACCCTCGCTCTATCAACAAATGATACTGCAATAGCGAATGCTAAAATGGCTTGTATATCAGCAACCTGTCGATTTAACGCCAGTTTACCGCGTCACTCACCATCGTCTGACATACTGACGGGCATACTCCGCTCTTCTGGGCAATTCCGCCCTTTATGGAGAGCATGCTTTGAGTATTCCTGAGTGTTGGACTATCGCCATCGAACAGTCGATCTTCAACGATGTCGTATGGCGCGTCGCGCCCAACCTGCCTGTCGCGTGCGCCAGCACAGCCTCTCTCGCGAAGCACGCAGTTGTCACGCCCGAAGAGACCGGCAACATCCTCGATCACTGGATCTGGATTGCCGGGCATGACACGCATATCGTCCGCTCACTGGGTAATGCTGCGCAATTGCACGCCGGTCTTGGTTGGAAGCTGATGATCGCCCGGCAGATGGGCGACGATGGCGCACACGCCGAGTTCCTGCGCAACTACATCCGCGAACGCACAGGTGATGATCCGGTCAGGCGTATCGAAGAGATCGCCGATATGCATGGCGAGATGCTGGGTGATCTGCCCTGGCGCAACATCTATTCGTTCGTCGCCTGGGAGCTGCACTACGAGTTCTATCTGCTGGCCCGGCTGATGACGGAGCGGCGCACAGCAAGGCTGTATGACCCCGGCATTGCCGAGTTCGCGGCCACACGCATCGGCCCCGACGAAGAGGAGCATCGCCTGCGCATCATGAATTGGGTGCTTGATTGGTACCGCGGGCTCGACCAGGAGCGGCGCGAGGCGGTGGCCGCGCAGATCATCTGCTACGACAACGAGATCCAGCGGCGCCTGCGCAGCTATCTCGGGTTTCGCTATCGCCAGTCGGCTCTGTCGCTGAATGCTGACGTCCGCGATGCCGGTGCGGTCTACGACGGTTTCCGGCAAGGCGTGTTGTTGCAGGCCTTCGGCATCGTCAGTGACGGGCTGGTGGAATTTGAGAGTGTGGGAGAGATCGCATGTTGAAATTATTCACCGCGCATCCGGCGACCAAGAATGAGACCTATTGGCAGCATCGGCGCTTTGCCGCACAGTTCGGCAATACGTTGATCCTGCATGGTCTGGCGGCGATCGTGCATGGCTGGCTGCCATTTGTGTTCGAATTTACCGCGTCGAACAAAGTGCGTTCGCTTTACGGTGTGCTGCGCGAACGCTACCATTGGCAGGACTGAGAACAAAAACCACTTGACAGTTGACACCCGATGTGTCAGATTTGCTTTCGTCAAGCGGGTAAGGTAAACAGGGAGTAAGGTCCGGGTCTGGGGTAGGGGCTGGTTTCATCTGTCAAATGAAACGCCATCCCCGCCAGTTTCCGGCCCGGACCTATCAACCGCAAAAATCGCTTGACTTGACGATCGGCCCCACTTAGAGGGGCAGTGCCTGTCTGGTGTCGGGATTGGTTTCATCTTTGGTGATGTACAACGCCACTCCCACTGTTTCCGGCAGGCACTGCCTCTCCAAGTGGAGAACGGCCCCGGGATGCGGGGTGACGAGTCTGGTGTCGGGATTGGTTTCATCTTTGGTGATGTACAACGCCACTCCCACTGTTTCCGGCTCGTCACCCCGCATCCCGGGGGTTCCTATCACTCTGGCATGAGAGGCAAAATGGTCCGCGTCAATGTCCGCCCGTCTCGTCTTTCCAACCGCCCGGTGCATGAGCCGGCAGCCACCACGGCATTCGATCCGAAGACCGAATTGGAGCGGATGGCCAGCTGCTGCCTGCTGGGTGAGGACCAGTTCTATGTGAACGGGCAGGATATCAAGGCGCGGATTTTCGAACTCGCTTCCACCGTGGAAGCCGAATTTGTCGCCAATCTGGCGGCGTTTGCCCGGCGTGATCTCGGCCTGCGCCATGCGCCGCTATGGTTGCTGGTGGCGCTCGCCAACCGGCAGGATGGCAGCCAGTCGGCCCGCATCCAGCGTGCCGCCGTGACGGTCCTGCGCACGCCCAGGGATGCGCTCGATCTCGCCGCGCTCTATTGGGCCGATGGCCGCAAGCCGCTGCCCTGGAGCTTCAAGCAGGCGTTCCGGCATGGCTTTGGCCGCTGGTCCGACTTCCAGCTGCAGCGTTATGCGACGCTGGGCCGGGATGGAAAGACCACGGTACGGCTGCGTGATCTGATGCGTCTGGTGCATCCATATGTCGAGGGCAGCCAGGACGCGCAGACGCCAGAAGAGACGGCGCGGGCAGCGTTGTTCCATGAGATCGCCAAGGACACGGTCACCGCGCCGGAGACCTGGGAGTCGTTGCTGCCACGCGCATTAGCCGCAAGTGGCCGCAAGGTGATTTGGACTGGGCTGATTGCCAACCAGAAAATCGGCGCATTGGCGATGATCCGCAATCTCCGGAACATGGTCGCGGATGATGTCGAGCCCGATGTCATCCGGCAGGGATTGAGCCAGATCAAGGCCAGCGATGTCTGGCCCTGGCAGGTCCTCGCCGCAGCCAATCATGCGCCATCTTGGCTGCATGACGAGCTTGGTGCACTGATGTTGCGATCGGCCGGACAGGTACCGCCGATCAAGGGCAAGGTCGGCGTGCTGACCGATGTATCCGGTTCAATGGATAATGCTATTTCCATCAAGAGCCAGATGAAGCGGCTAGATGCCGCCTGTGGCGTGGCGGTCGTGCTGCAGGAATGCTGCGAGAACATCCGGCAATTCTCGTTCTCCAGTCAGCTTGTGGAGATCCCGCAAGGGCCGCGCGGCGTTGGGCTTGCCAAAAGCATCATCGAAAGCCAGCCGCATCAGGCTACGTATCTGGGTCCGGCGATCGAGCGGATGCTGCAAGTCTATCCAGAGATGAACCGGCTGATCGTCTTGACGGACGAACAGTCACAGTATCGGGTAGGCAAGACGCCACCGGCCTTCATCATCAACTTCGCGTCCTATCAGCGCGGGGTCGATACCGATGGCGAAGTCACGCGGATCAATGGCTGGTCGGGCAATGTCGTGCGCTTCCTGGCCAATCAGTTGAGTGGTTCGCTGATCGAGGCCGCTGAAGAAAGCGACGAGGACTGAATGGCTTTCTACTCCAACGACACCCTCTCTCGCATCGAAGAGGTCGTCGTGATCGGTTACCTCGATGTCGATCTTGTCCGTCGCTGGAACGCCAACCAGCGCGGACAGGATAATCTGCGGGCGACCACGGGCTGGTATTGGCAGTCACGCACGGATCGACATCAACAGCAGCAAGGCTTCAAGACCTATTCGGCGGCGGCGCGCGATGCCTATTACAAGCTTGTGCAGCATGCCGACGTGCTGCAGCTTGGCCGGCGCGTGCGGTTGAAAGTCGTGGCGGGTAAGGCCGCATGAGCAAAAAGCTTTCGCCGGTCTTGATCGAGCGCAACGGCCGGGTGGCATCGGTCGTCAAGGCGTCTTTGGCGGCGAAAGGCTGGTCGCATGGCGAGCTGGCCCGCCAGTTGGGCGGCTCTGTATCGTCATCGACCGTGAACCATTGGGTCCATGCCCATAATGGTATTGCTGATAAGTACCGGGCGCAGGTGGCAAAGCTGCTGGATGTACAAGAGTCTGCTTTGATCGCCCAAGAGAGAACCCCGAAAGGCCGTCCACCCAAAGTCACCGTGAAGTCTCGTGACCAGTTGCCGGCGCTTTACCAACCGGCGAAACAGTCGTCGAACCGGCCGGCGTCTGGTCAGGTGGCGGTGATGATCATGCCGCTGGAGCAGGCGGAGGCCTTCATGTTGAAATTGTTGAAGGGAACTTAGTGCGCCCCTTCGCCACCAAACACCACCGGGATCGTCTTCAGGAGCAGCCGGATATCCAGCCAGAATGTCCAGTTGCGGACATACCACTGATCCAACTGAACACGGGTTTCATAAGCCGTATGACTGCGGCCCTGGGTCTGCCATACACCCGTGATGCCTGGGCGCACGGCGCAGTAATCCGCGAACCGGTCGCCATATAGAGGTACCTCGCTGGCCACGATCGGTCGCGGCCCGACCAGGCTCATCTCCAACCGTAGGATGTTGATGAGTTGCGGCAGCTCGTCGAGGCTTGTCCGGCGCAGGAACCGGCCGATCGGGGTCACTCGCGGGTCATCGATCAGTTTGTAGGTAGCTGCCCATTCGATGGCTTTGGCAGGATTGCTGATCAGCATCTCGTGCAGCTTCCGGTCAGCGTCAACCACCATCGTCCTGAATTTGAGGCAGTAGAAGGAGCGTCCACTTTTGCCGATGCGCTTGTGGGCGAAGAACGTCGTGCCGCCGTCATGCCGGATGATAAGGGCGACGAGGAGACAGGGAAGCAGCAAAACCACCAGCAACAGCGCAGCCACGACCAGATCAAACACCAGTTTGACGTGGCGCATGCAGCTCCCCCTTCGCCCTAATAAGTCTTAGACGTAGAGTTGCGTGTACAGCGAATTTGGAATGACGTCGATGGTGCGGTTGTCGGGCGCCATATAGATCCAGTCGGTCGGGAAGCAGGCCTCCATGCCCTGGATGGTGCGGACGTGCAGCACGACACCATCCGGGGTCTGCAGATCGAGCCGTTTGGTCCAGGCCGTGCTGGCCTGGATGCTGGCGATTGTCGTGGCGGGTGGCAGCCATTGAACGGCGTCGATCGTCACCGAGCCTTTTTGCGAATGTGAAGCCATTGGGAGTATCCTTGAAGGAAATCAACGAACCGAAAGGTTATCACATGAAGTCTCGCATCACCAATGTTTTGACCGGCGAGATCCTGCCGCCCTCCCGTGGTTTGCTGCCACCGCCCAAAACGCAAACCGGCCTGGTACCACCACCGCCGGATGTGCCATCAATCGGCAACGATTGGGATGATGGCCGTGGCGGCAAACCATCGAAGGCTGGCGTGCGGATCAGACTGTCCGGGGCGCAACCCTTGTTGTCATCGGAATTCGTGCAAGAGTTCTTTCAGCGCGCGGCACCGGAGGTCGGCTATCTTAAATTTGTCGAGGCGCCGGGTCTTTTGCAGATCATCACCCGCAAACCGGTGCCGGAAGATCTGAAAGAAAAACTCCGATCGATCGTCTGGCAGGGACTGCCCTTGCAATTCGTATCGAATTAGCAACATCCTGATTGAAAAACAGCAAATTTTTCCGGGCAGGTTTTCATGGCTGATACATTGATTTTTGGCTGTTCCTGGATTCCTGACAGGCAGCGTTTGTGGCTCACCCGGCAATGGTGCGAGTTGGTGACACGGCTTAATCCGGACGCCGATATCGTCGCCGTCCATACGCCTTCGGAGATCGATTTCCCGGCCCATTCCCGGGTCAAGATGTTTGCCTTCACCAACAATGTCGGTCATCTTGACCAGCCGGATCAGCAGGGCCAGGACGGTTGGGGGCGGGCTTTCACCACCGGGCTTTCGATCGCCGCGGCGGACCGCTACCAACAGGTCGTGCATATCGAGTGCGACGTGTTGCTGCGCCAGCCGGTGGCCAGGGTATTCCGCACATTCGGCACCCGTGCCGCGGCACCACTCGCCCGGCCGCATCAGATCCCTGAATCGGCCCTGATGTTCTTCCGCAATACCACGCCTGAATGGCTGCAAAGCCTGATCCGAGCCTATGACTGGCCGTCGCTGCAGCCGTCCCGCCGGCAGCCGACCCCGGAGCTGCCCGAGCAGCGGCTTCAGCGCATCCTGGGGACCGAGCTGACCATCCTGGGGCTCAGTGGTGCGCGCTGCGAAGGCGCCTCCCAGATGACCCTGGAGCAGGCCGCACGGGTGGATTGGCTGACCCATGCCAGCCGGGCGCAGTACGAAGCATTCCTGGGGTCCATGAAATTATGCTAGACCTGGACTGTTCCCAGCTCAGAGGAGCATCAATCCATGTCCGACACACCCCAGCCGGAAACCCCTGATGAGGAGCCCCCGGCCGAAGACACACCACCGTCGCCGGAGATCGAGCAGAAGGCGAAAGCCCGTGGTGTCTACCAGCAATCCGTTCCGGTAGACTGAGGCCTTCCGCCTAGACGTGTACCGGCAGTCCGACCGGCGGGCTGGCGGGATCGAGAATACTGAGGATGTCGACGCGGCCGGCTGCCTGTTGGACGACAAATCCGTTCGTTGTGGCGTCATGCAGCTGCAGCTGGCCGGCAACATGATTGCCGGTATAGAGCCGCAGCAAGTCATTCTTGAACGTATAGCTGTCGATATGGGCCAGCCCAGGCAGATCGATTTCGCCATTTTCCAGCGTCGCCTGGGCGGCGAACTGACCGAGGTGATCGATCTGCACCTCCCCACCATTGTTGACGTGGACGTTCTGATTGGCGCCGACCGAGCGGGCGAATTCGGTCGGTGTCCGCACGATGAAGCTGCCGTACCCAGTCACGTTGGCATCGATCAGGTTATGCCCGCTGTTCGCGAGTATGCTGGCACCATTGTTGATGAACTGGGAACCGGATGCGCCATGCATCTGCAGCCCGGCGCCGAACTGGATGTTCACGGTACCGATCAGGTGCGCTCGCTGCTCAAGATTGACGATCAGACCCCCTTCGTCTTCGGCGAGTGTCGCGGTATCCGTGCCAAACACATTGACCGTGGCGAAGGCATGGGCGGCGTTCAGGTCGAGGTTGGAATTCTGGCTCAGGTTGAACGTATGGTTGCCAGATGAGAAATATGCCCCGGCATGGACATTGGCCTGATGTGACAGGTTGGCGGTGAAATCGACCGAACCGGGACTAAATCCTGTCGAGAAATCCAGGAAGTCACCGGCCAGGTCGCCGCCGCGGATGTCCAGGGTGAAAGGGCCGCTTCGAACGTCTAAAGTTCCGATATGCAGTTGATCGCCGGTTGCCGGTACGGTGTCGGTTGACCAGTCGGCCGGATTGTTGGCGCGGTTGGTGCCGCCGCCAAGCCAAGTCAGTATTGCCATTTGGAGTTCTTTCAGTGGTTGCTGTCGTCTCTATTATGTAATAGACTTCCGCTGTCAAGTGTGAGGGAATTCACACTGGTATTTTTCGTCAGGCGCCAGGGCTTTTCAGCCAGATCTTGAAATTATCTCGGGCCTTGGGCCGGCAGACGACATCGACCGCGATCGTATAGGCGTTCGGCCAGCGGGATTCGTCTGGTTTACCAGGTCGCCATAAATCGATGTAGTACTGGTAGGCGCCGTCCATATCACCGATCACCGGCAGGGGTGCCGGGCTTGAATACAGTAAAAGTCGGGCAAAGGCAGTGGCGAGCGGATCATGATAGCGCAGGGACTGATGGGCTTCGACCTCTGGTACATCGCAGGCTGCCAAGACATAGCGGGCGAGTTGCGGTGACGTTTCCAATACGCCTTGCACGCCGATCTGTTCGAACTGATAATAGGAGACCGCAGGCGGCGGGCCTTCAGCGACGATCTGGGCGCGTTCGTTCCATAGGGTTTCCTGCCCGGCGCACGCCATCAGCATGACTCGGGCCTCATCGGAGGCCATGTGCCGCGGCAGTAAATCAAGTCCGGGCTCGATGCAGCGGGGCAGGAACAGATAAGGGCTCATGATGATGGTTTCCTTTGGGGTTTCCTCTGGGACGGCGCTCAAAAATTTCCGTCAAGTCCTGGCAGGAATCAATGTCCGGCCGTTGTTGACCCAGTTGGAACAGAATCCCAATCTATGGTCCACCGAAACCGAATGGACACGCAAGGATGTGCCGGAGCCGTTGCGGCCGTATTTCGTGCTTTATGAGACCGAGAACATCGTACTAAGATACAACGAGCCACGGCTGCCGGAAGACCGGTCATGGAACCGGCCGGCGCTGCAAGCCCTTTCTGCCGCCAAGCGGATCATCCTGGATCTCATGTCGGCGATCCCCGGTGAGCATCTGGGCAAGATCGTCATCACCCGGATGAAATCCGGCGAGACGATCAAGCCGCATACCGACATGCTGCCGCCGGGCTGGCCCGTCTACTGGCAGCGGTTTCAGATCCCGTTGCAAGTCGAATCGGGCGTGCGGTTCGTTTGCGACGAGGAAGAATTGTATATGCGGCCGGGTACCGCGTGGTGGTTCAACAACCAGATCCAGCACGCCGTCTACAACGACAGCAAGACCGATCGGATCTCGATGCTGGCCGATATCAAGCCTTGGGCTTGATCACGAATGCCTTGCCTTCGCGTGTTAGGTGAATGGCGTCACCGAAGTTTTCATCCACTGCCCGCTTGGCTCCTGGTGTCACGTTATAGTCGTCGAACAGCATGACACCATGTGGTACCAAGAGAGGGCAGAACCGTTCTATGGCGGCGCGGGTGCTGCGGTACTGGTCGCAGTCGATATGAGCGAAGGCGATCGGTCCGAGATCGGCTGGCATGGTGTCAGGGAATATCCCGACATGAAAGATTGCTGTCGGGATCAGCCGGCGCACGCCTTCCTCATCGACACCATCAGCCATGGCGCCGACCGGGATCGGGTCGATCCCTGGTGTGCTTTCCGGAATGCCGCGGAACGTGTCGAACAGATGACAGTCGCGGCCTTGCTTGGCGGCAAGCCAGGCGAGGCGACAGGCTGAGCCGCCGCGATGCACACCCAGCTCGACGAAACAGCCAGCCGGGGTTGCGACCGCCAATTTGAGCATTGTCTCTTTGCGGGGCGTGCCGAAGATCCGATAACGGGGGTCATCGGGATGGAAAACCGTTCGGTTGGTGTTCCAGTCATCCATCATGCCGTTCGATCACCTCCCGGAGATTGCGGCGTGAAATCCTCAATCTGGGTGTGAGGGATTTCACACCGGGAGTTTTCAGTCTGGAGGAGGGATGATGCCGGTGGCACGGAGAATGAGGATTAGTGCTACTCCTGCCGCCAGACCGATCAACAAATTGCTTACCGACATCATAGGGGTATGCCTAAAAGCGGCGGATCAAGGCGTAGACATCCGCGCATCTCACACTGCTCAGGCTTGGGGCACGGTCCCTGCTTGGCGGGACAGTCAGCGTATTCGGCCTCAAGCTGAGTATCCCAAATATTGCCGTCTTCGCTCATCCATCCGCCATTCACTGCTACGGCCATGTCGCTCTCCGGGGGTTGGGATTATGCCGCTTCGCAGTGGTAATTTCTGCCATGGTTGCGCCCGCCGCAGGAGCACCAACAATCGCCCCCCGGCTTAGCGCCAACACAGCGCCAGTCACATTGGTGAGGGTCCGCTTTTGTTAAGAAGCGGACCCTCCGCTCTACCGGCAACCAGTCAGAGCGATTATCGAAGATATGACCCGCCGAATAATCGCAAAGGCGCGGAGCGCCAATGACAGTCCCAAACTGCATGTTCTTGGCAGATAGAATTGCGCGAGGGTAACCAACAGGTTTGCCGTCATCGTCAGTCTCATACCAACGGATGTTCTCCAACTCGGAGTCTCCGTTGAAGTATTTCCATGCTGCGATGCGACGCCTAGCCATTTGGGTCGGTCCTCAATCGGGGTTCAGTGCTCTCGCACGAGGTTCCGCTCCGGGGTTTGTTACGCTAAGATCGTTGCACCCTTAGATGCGCGGTATAGCGCAACACCGATGTCAACCGCATCGGCGCTCCATGGCTTTCCTTGGGGGCCAGCATTGAGCGCGCTGTCTAGGACAACAAAATAATCGTCCCACGCCGCCACCGCAGCCGCCGCCGCAGCCTCCGCCGCCGCAGCCTCCGCCGCCGCCCGCGCCGCCCGCGCTGCCCGCGCTGCCCGCGCTGCCCGCGCCGCATCCGCCACCGCTGCCCGCGCTGCCCGCGCTGCCCGCGCCGCCTGCGCCGCCTGCGCCGCCGCACTTGCCGTGTCTGCCGCCTTATTCATATCTATATCATCGGGCAGACCGCGTAGCCTCGATGCGTGATCGTGCAATCCAGCTACATCAAGCGCCCGAGGGGCAAACACCCTCAGCGCACCCAAGATAAGAATGCGCACTCTGGCCGGTTGGTGCTTTTCGCTGCGGCTTCCCGCAATGCGGTGCAGATACGGCAATAGCCTTTGGCGCACGTCATCAGGCATTAAATCATTGCCCCGGATCACATACGACGCAATTACAGGACAAGCACACTCCGGTGCATCGCCGTGTTTGCCGTGCACCAGCCAATTCACGGCATCCATAGCGCAAGCGCCTTCTGCCGGATTGTCGCTATGGCCGCGACGCAGAACGTATGGCCAAGTTACGATGTTCATCAGAGACTTCCTTTCTTTTACTGGGGTGAAGTTTACTTCGCTTGGTAGGCATCATAAGCACAAGTCCAGGCAGCTTATGCCGCGAGTCATGCGGCCTTCTTCTGTTCGGTCCGCGCCGGAACGGTCGGGACCATGTCGATCAGGTGATGTTTCGCGCGGGAGCTGCGCGGTACAGCTTAGCGCCGAGATCAACCGCATCGGCGCTCCACGGCTCTCCTTGCGGACCCGCGTTTAGCGCGCTGTCTAAGACGACGAAGTAATCGTCCCACACACTCGCCATCGCCGCCGCCGCCGCCGCCGCCGCCGCCACCTTCGCCGCCATCGCCGCCGCCGCCACCTTCGCCGCCATCGCCGCCGCCGCCGCCGCCACCTTCGCCGCCTCCGCCGCCCTCGCCGCCGCCGCCCTCGCCGCCCTCGCCGCCTCCGCCGCCCTCGCCATATCCACATCATCAGGCAGACGGCGCAACGTCTCTGCGTGATCGTGCAGTCCAGCAGCGTCCAGCGCTCGTGGCGCAAATACCCTCAACGCACCCAGGACCAGAATGCGAGCTCTGATTCCCTGATGCTTTTCGCTACGGCTGCCCGCAATGCGGTGCAGATACGGCAGCAACCGTTGACGAATATCGTCTGGCATCACATCGTTGCCACGAATCACATACGCCGCAATTACAGGACAGGCGCATTCAGGAGCATCACCGTGTCGGCCGTGAACTAGCCAGTTCACAGCATCCATAGCGCAAGCGCCCTCTGCTGGGTTGGCGCTGTGACCACGGCGCAAAACGTATGGCCAAGTTACGATGTTCATTTTATGGATCTCCATCCGGGGTGAAGTTTATCCTGAAGGAAGGGGCTTACGCCCCCACCTCCGTCCATAGCTCTCTGCTACATTGCTGGACTATCGAATTGGCCTTCGACATCGCTTCAGTGCGCGTCTTGCCCCAAGCAGTAGCGAACAACGGCCATTCGCCAGTCTTCTCCCATATGTCGCAGTGCCAGGGGAAACCCTCGCTGGCTGATATCTCTGCGTTGAACGCAGGATCGTCGCGGTAAAGGCATATTCTCTTATTCACACTGCGGTTCGGATGGTTGACCATTGCTCTACTCCTGCCCCTGAAACCCGCGAGGCGCCGGTTACGCAATCGGGGTATATTGTATCAGTTGGTCGTTACAGCCTCAATGATTGCCTTCTGGCACCGCTCCTTGAACTGTTCGTCCATCTGTTTCTCTACCTCTTTCTTGCGACGCTTATGGTCCCCTTCCATCGACTTGAGCTTTTGGAAAAGCTCTGGCGTGGCATTTCTCGCCTTGACGCGGGAGATAGCGCAATATGTGGGGCGCCCATAGCCGTTCTGGAATGAGTAGTAGAGCCTGGCGTCTGTGACTCGCTCGACCTGAACGAGATCCCCATACTCTGTCCACTCATTCCCGATTATCGCTAATTCTGCCATGTGCTGGCGCTTCCTTCAGTGGGGTTTGGTTCAGTCTTCCAGCTTCTCGATTAGATCAGCAATCGCCTCTTGCTCAGAGGCGCCCCATCCGATTGGGCACCCCGGCCCATCATAGGTGTTGTCATCTTGAACGTATGCCTTTGTCATATCTCAACTCGTTCGGCGTGAGCCTTGCGCCACGCCTTGTATAGGTCAGTCTTCGTCGCCTTCGCTGGCAGCGCAATACCGAAGTCCGCCATCAGCTTCTTGCGCCACCCATCAGCGCGGAAGCAGTTCAGAAGCGGCAGCCCGCTTGCTGCCTGCCTCTCTGCCCTTAGCCGTCCGCTTACTGATGCTGTGCTCACGGTCGCGTCCTCAATCGGGGTTCAGGGTGCGGCGTAGCCGATGGTGAAACTGCCGATCGGATGCAGGACAAGGTAGGGCTTGGCCGGATCGAAGTATCGCTTCGCCCGGATGAACTTCTCGACCTGCGCGCGACCCTCCTGCGTCGTGAACATCTCCGGCCGCTCATCGTCACGGAACCAATCGACCTCCATAAACGATTGAGCCTCGCCGCCGCCGAAATGGAAGCTGCCAGTCGGCTTCGGTATCTCAAACACACGCACCAACATCAGATTAGTTCCTTGTCCTTCGCTAGCCATTCAGGCATTGCCATTGTGTTATCGTCAGAGTCCCACTCGCATTGTGACTTTGGAAGCCAGACCGTGCGGACGCCATCGTGAAAGCGATAGGCTTTGTCCGTTTCGCCCTGTATCTCGCCGGCAATGTCAACTAGGTCTGATTTCATAGCGGGGTGAAGTTTACGCTGAGCGGGCTGCGTCGATAGCGGCTATCGCACGCGACATTAGATCTCGGACACTGACACCCGGCTTGCCCCAGAACGTCACGGCCGCGCTGTCGTCATCTCCATCGCGATGGATGAAAGGGCCGCGTGCCTGAAACCGTGTTCCGCCGTTCGGGTCCAGCGTCGCAGGCAAATAGAGATAGAACCGCACACCCTCGAATGTGACACCATCCACTGTCTTGCTGATGACTTCAACTCGCTCCGTTAGCTCTTCTGCATAGACGTTGATCCGCATGAATGGCCTCTTTCTCAATCGGGGGTGAAATTCATCGTTGACAAGACCCTATATAAGACCATATACTAAACCAGTCAAGAGGAAAGTTCGCAGGATTGTAAATCAGCGATGGATCAGACCGAAAAGATCAAGTCGGGAATGCGCCACGGCGCGGCACAAGGCCGGGTGCCGACCGGACGGCCTTACACGGTGTCAGACGCGGCGATCCGCAAGGTGCTGCATCTAGGCACTCTAGAAGCCGCGCGGCGGGTGGGGCTTTCCAAGAGCCAATTTATTGCGCGGCGGCGGCGACTTGAAACGGAGGATATGAAATGAGCGACAAACCGACCCCGTTCGTGATGGAGGGGGAATCCATATGATCAATAAACCAACCACACTCTGGCAGCCTTGCCGCGAAGGGCACGAGCGATGCGCCGTCGATGGTGTCGAGTGTGAATGCGAGGCGCGCCACGTTCGCATGGGGCCGTCGCCTACCGTGTGCCGAGTGATGGCTAAGTTCGAGGACAGACTGGGTCATCATGAAGCTGCGGATCAGTGGCGAGCAGCAGCCGAGACACCGGAGGCCAAAGGCAATGCCTGATTGCAAATCATCCGGCCAACAGCAAACGACCCGTAGGCGTAGGCTGCTGACAAGTATGCAGAAGCGCGGGGGCGAGCGAGTGCGGGCCAAACTAGTCGGTAAGCAGGTCCGCATCTGGTCGGCAGAGCACCATGCATGGTGGCGCCCGGAGCGGTGCGGTTACACCATCCACCTAGAGGCGGCGGGCATCTATGACTTCTCCGACGCATGGGACGCCACGCACCACTGCGGGCCGGAAAAGCGGATAGCGTTCTATATCGTGGAAAACCAACATGGCTGATTCCGATACCACAGTCCGATGGTATGCGGTTGCCGATCGCAATGGCGATCCCAATAAAACCATATGGACCTTGAGTACAAATCAAAACGAACTGGGCTGGGATACCGACTTAGGCTTCCCTGGCTATGGGCTAATGAAGGAAGATGCCGAGTTTCTCGCGCAAGCCGCCAACGAGAAGTTGGAGAGAATGGAAAACCAGGAATGACTGAATCAACGACGGCTTGGCAGAATTGCCGCGACGAGCAGTGCTACTCGATGAAGTGTTGCATGGCCTGGATTGAGGATTGTGTGCCATGAGTGCAGATCAGCCTAACAATCCCCAGACGGCCCGCAAAGTCGGCGAGGATGACCCGATCTACCGCATTCGCCAAGCGCGAATGGATGGCAGAGACTGGATGGTCGCAAGGAAGGTTTCGACATATCGATGAATGGATGGCGAGACTCGGGCTGCATTCCAGATCGCCCCAGTTTTTATCCGAGCCCCTCTGCGACGATGCCCGACGCAAAATAGGCGCTAGGCTCGCTCGCGTGCCGAGAATCAAACTATGAACGACAGCGCCATCAGTATGACCGATAACTCCAAGCGCATGAAGTGGGTCCTGGCCAAGAGCCGCGAAGAACACGAGTGCGAGCTGCTTGGTTGGAAGCTAATTGCCCAGGAGACGCGCCTGGATAATTTGTTGTGGTGCCTTTGGGCAAATATGGAAAATCAGCCATGAGTAATGACATGACCCAATGGCAGCCAAAACTATGCCCGTTCTGCAAGGTTATGGACATCTTTCCGGAGGAGAAGAACCCCGCCTCTTTCAGCATCCGATGCCGGAATTGCAGAGCCTCCGGGCCAGAGGCAGGAACAATAGGAGAGGCATGTTTACAATGGAACCGGTCAGCCGACAGATCTCGCGGAGCCGGTGAACCGGTGTGGGCCTATTGGCCAAGCTTTCGAGCTTTCCCCGGTCATCGGAGTGGCTGGCATTTGGCGTCATACGGCCCGCATCCAGTCAATGGCATGCGCTGGCGATTCTGGTATGACGGAGAGTGGGCGATTGGATCACCCGATATGGACTATGGATTCCATCCGTTCGATCAGCCGCCTGTGGGGGCTTTGAATGTCTGACCGCGATGACTGACAAACTTGAAATAGGATCGTTTGCCACAGTCCGGCCCGGTTGGCTGTGTACCGATATCAACCCACAACATCCCGACATTCAATGTCTGGACGCCACCCAGCCATTCCCATTCGCCGACGATACATTCCAATTCATTTATGCCGAACACATGATCGAGCACATCACCTTCCCCCAGGCCCGTTCAATGCTGAATGAGTGCCACCGTGTGATGCAGCCGGGCGGCGTGATCCGTATCGTCACACCGTCGATCGAGTTCTTGAGCCTGATGCTGCGTGACAGCATCCCCGATTACGTTCAATGGGCCGCAAAAACTTTCTGCCCGAACGATCCGCCACTCCGCTCCGTGGTGTTCAACAACTTCGTGCGCGCCTGGGGCCATCAGTTCATCTATGATGCATCGGCTTTATGCTGGATCATGCATCAGGCGGGCTTCCAGGACCTGCAATTCTGCAGTCTGCAGAAAAGCGAGCATCCTGAGCTGCAGAATCTTGCATTCGAGGACCGGATGCCGCAAGGGTTTCTGGCCATAGAAAGTATGGTAATCGAGGGGACCAAATGATTGATCTTCCGGAAATTTATCAACGCTACAAAGACTACACGCTGGTCGACGAAGTCAACTACATCGCCAACTTGCAGCTCTGCCAGGACAAGGCCCCGGCGGAAGGCTGCATCGTCGAGTGCGGCGTGTGGAAAGGCGGCATGCTGGCCGGCATGGCGGAGGTCCTGCCTGATCGCAAAATCTACGGCTATGACAGTTTTGAAGGCTTGCGCGAACCACAGGAGGTCGACGGTCCTGCTGCCGCGGACTGGTGGCGGATGAATCCTGTACAGAATTGTGCCGTTACACAGGAAGAAGCGGCACAAGTTCTAGGACGATCAAAATTTAGCGGTCTGTTAATCAAAGGCTGGTTCGAAGAGACTTTGTTCGATCATCGCCCCAACCAACCAATCGCCGTCCTACGGCTGGACGCCGATTGGTACACGCCAACCTTGATCAGTTTCACACTTTACGACCTGGTCACCAAAGGCGGATTGATCATCATCGACGACTATTATGTCTGGGACGGCTGTGCTCGTGCGGTGCATGACTTTTTGAGCGGCAAAGCGCTTAACACCACCATTCAGCAATTCAACAACAAGGTATGCTACATGGTGAAAAAATGAGTCTACTCGACCTGTTTCAGAAATACGGCACCGACAAGGCGGAGCTTGGCTACGCACCGATCTACGAAGCCTTGTTCGGGCATCGCCGCAGCCGAGTGCTGAGTGTACTGGAGATCGGCATTGGCACACTGACACCAAATGTACCATCCTCCATGGCTGGAATAAAAGATGGCTATGCGACCGGTGCCAGCTTACGTGCATGGCGGGACTGGTTTCCATTTGCCCTGATCGTGGGCATGGACACGCAGGAAGACACGATGTTCACGGAGCCACGCATCAGGACGCTCTGGTGTGATTCAACCAGTTCAGCGGTTCATACTCATCTCACCAAGAATAAATTTGACCTGGTGATCGATGATGGCGACCACAACTCAACCGCGCAGATTGCCACACTGATGCAATGCTGGCCCCTACTGAAACCGGACGGCGTCTACGTCATCGAGGATGTGATCGGTGACTACCTGTTCGATACACAGGACAACCTGACTGCCATCGTCAAAAGTGTACCGGTCTTCATTCGCTGCTCACACACGATGGTGGTTGTGCTGACCAAGCCATATAGGGGAGCCTGACCAAGACTCCCCTGGCTGGCGAAAAATCCACCTATGGGATCGGTACCGGATCACCGACGACGTTGATCACGCCCGCGACCGCTTCGCCGGCAACCAATGTGAGATCGAGCGTGGTGATCAGATTTTGTACGCCCGCACCCATATCGACGTCGGCTGTTGCCGTGACCTGTGCCGAACCGACCTTGCCGACCGGAGTGATGGCACATTTTGTGCTGTCGGTGTCGTCAACCGCGACAGTCGCCATGGTATCGTCGGAGCTGGCCCACACAACGGCACCGTCGACGGCTGCGGGGTTGCCATGGGCGTCGACATAAGCGACCTGAACGTTGATCATGTGATCGACCGGAAGCGTGTACGCCATGTGCTTTCCTTTCGCAATGACAGAGAACCCGTCGTATCGAGCCGTGACGATCACCTGCCCTAACGGCGGGGGAGACAGATAGAGGGTAAGCGATCCGCCGATTTGCAGCGAGATCATATTGTCTATGACAGTCGGTCGGAGTGTGAGGGCCACGCGGTGACCTCCCTATCTCACTACCGTTAGAATCTGCTGACGTATGTTCTCACAGGTCTCCGCCGCGCCAACTAAGTTGCCGTTGGTCATGAATATTACGCAGTTCACGCCTTTAGCCACATGATGCCTATTGACGGCCAGCGGCTCGCGTAAACTGGTGATCTCGTGGATATTGACATAGATACTCTGCCCTGTCGGGCCATGCACCACAACAAGGTATAGCTCCGCCACGGTCAACAATGTCCAAAAACTGGCCAGCACCAGGTTAACCAAGCAAGCCCCCTCATGTCATTTAGGGCCGCAGGAGATGCTGGAACTCAGGTGCGACGGTCGGATCTTCGGCCTTCTTCTCGGCATGTTCATGCCGTTGCCATTTCTTGTTGCGCTTGTCGGTCTCGACGAATTCTTCCGCCTGTTCCTTGGAGGGGCCTCCGCCACCCCGCGGCTTCATGCCGTGGGCGATGCCCTGCATGTAGCGATGTTGAGCAGCGCTACTAGACGGCTTGCTGATCTCCTGTGGCATTGCTCAGTCTCCGGAATATGCTGACTATCCTAAATCTATGATTGGTCGACCTCACTACACCAATCGAAGCTTCCAAACTGAAATAGTGCTTGTTCCACATCGGCAGCATGGTATCCAACCAGACAATATGTGCCCCTGGCTTCAATCGCTTTAATGTCTGCATAGTCGTATTGCGGTTGATCATCGGTGTGCCGTAGTGGTTGGCGTCCTCGTTACTATAGGGCGGGTCTGCCAATACCAGATCATAGTACTCGACTGGCACGGTCTTCAACGTTTGACCATCCTCCAGCCAGTCAGGATTGAGCGCGGGATTGATGTCGACGGTGTGACCAGGGAAGGCGGTGACGTCCACCTTGCCGGCGAACAGGTGCAGCACCCGCTGCTTGTCTGGGAACAGGGTGCGGACCCGGCGCAGGTAGTTGGGCGGGTATTCGCCATGGTAGCCTTGCTTGGCTTGATAGTTCTGGCCCAGCAGCCATGTGCCGACCGCCCGGCCATCGCCGGCAATGAAGAGAGACGCCGGAAAGCCACTCTCCCGATTGTAGTTATCGATCCGGTCCTGCCAGGACAGGCCTTTGATGGTGTCAAACATCGGTCGCTCCATCGGCGTCCAATTCGGTTTGGGTTTTCAGGCGGATGCCTTTGACCGCGGGCTCCGCCGTGGCGCCGATTTTCTTTCGTAGTGTCCCGCCTTTATCATTCTTTAATGAACATCCCATCCGCTGCAATGATTTCTTGAATCGGCCTTCATCGAACCCCCCGCCAACCATGTTGATACTGCCCGGCATTTCCTGTTTCATCCAGGCTTTGAAATCGTTGATAAGGATATCCATCAACGTGATCTCTTCGGTAGCTTCCTGACCATGCACCGTGCGCGCCAGCATCCAGGCGAACAGCGTGTCATGTTCGGACAGAACGTCGCGGGCTTCCACCAGCATGACGTGTGGCACCTCTGGCAGCTTCATGCGCTTGCTAATATCCCAATTGTCAGGTTTCACCACGTGCCGGGCGTACTGCATCATGCGGCCAAGGATCGCGCCCGACTCCTGGAACACGATCTTGTCTTCCAGCCCAGGGTCGGGATTGCGCGGCATCCGGGTCGTGCCGATGAGGCGAAAACGCCGCTGGATGGCAGGCGTGGCCCGGCCGAAGGCCGGCAGTTCATTGCAGACCACCAGCAACCCCGCCTCACACTTGAATGTCGTGGCGTCCTCCCGCATACCACGCGCCGAGATCATGTCGCCACCCGTGATCTGTTTCAGGATACCTTCCTCCCAGCGGTCCTTCTCGCGCATTTCCGTGACAATTGCCAGTCGTTTCGCCCGTAACTGGTTGCGGTTGGTGTCATGCAGCCGGAAGCCTTCCTCCAACAACACCCGCCGGTCGAGCGACACGGCGTAATCACCGAAAACCCGCTGCAGCACATTGACCAGTGTCGTCTTGCCATTACCACCCGGCCCCCAGATCACCACGAAGGCATCTTCTGTCGGGTCGCCCAGCAGGCAGTAGCCGAACCAATGCCACATCCACTCGACGACCTCCCGGTTGCCGTTGGCCAGACCCTCCAGCAGATTGTCAAACAAGGGTGTGGCCAGGATGCCGAAGTTTGGCTCAGCTCCGGTTTTGCGCACGTCGTACAGGCGCTTGGTATCACCAAGACTGGCCTTGCCGAGACTGTCGAGACTCCATGTCGCACCGGGGGTGCGGATGAAATGGCCAATCGGTTTTTTCAGATTGCGTAATGTCAATCGTGGTGTGATCATCCGCAATACAGCGTCATACCGGGCGGTTGAAAGCAGACCTGTTTTGTCGACATCTGTCCAGTTCGTGCCGAACCGGTTGACATAGCGATGCATCAGGTAATCAAGTTCGAGTTTCACTGTGGCATGGTTGTCGGTATCCAGTTCCCAGCCATTCTCCCAGCATAGCCAGCGATCGATATCGGAATCATAGGCATAAGTCTGTTGCATGCCGCCGTTGTCCTCAAACCCGACATCAATCAGATATTTGGCTATGGCAGCGTCTGACTTTTCGGTACCAGGGATGTGCGGTGTGAGAACCTTGGGCGATGCTGGATGAATGATATCCTCTGGCGCGATCGGGTCCGCAGGCCCCGGCTCGTCAGCCTCCGGTTCAGGCTCATCGGCGTCGAATACTTCACAGGTCGGTGGGATGCCTTCGCCGGCCACTGACCATAACCGGCGGCATTGCCGATAATCCCGATAGCCATCGAAGCCGTCGACATGACCGGGGATCTTGCCTTTCTCTTCCAGCCATGGCGCCGTAACCGGGCAAGAGGCCAGCAAAGCGATGGTCTCGGAGATCGAACAACCGAATCCTTTGGCGAGTTTGATGATAGTCAATGCGTACATTGACCGATCGATCAGAGTGGGGTTGCGTTCGCGCATCTTCGGTGGTGTCGGTGGTTCGCCCTTGAGATAGGCGAAGAGTGGACTGGTCGGGTGGTACTGAGTCAACTGATCGATGAGGCTCTTTGTATCAACCCGCAGATCGACGGCGCCGGCATCGACCATATCGCGAATACGTTCGCTAGGGCGTGGACCGAGTTCGGTGAGGATCTGTTCCAGTTCGTCCCAGGGGACGATGCGCAACTCCTGCCGGTCCTCGAACATGTTGCAGGTGACTGTGAAGAATCGCTTGCCGGCGTAGACCTCGACCTTGCTGCCGTCCGGTTGTTTCCAGAATGTACCCCAACGGTCGCGCAGCCAGAGCAAAAAACTTGTATGGTCACTGGTTGTCAGACGGAACAGCAAATGATAGCCGGCGCCTGATGGCGTAATCTCGGTATATGTATCGGCCTTACGAATGAGACTTAATGCCTGGGGTGTCGTCTGGCCTTGTCGCCGTGCGTTATCGAGATCAAAACCCGCGAGATGAGTGCCATCCCCAAGATCCGTGAAAACCAGGCCAAGACGATAATAGGTTGTGTCAAATCCCTGCAATTGCGGGATGGTTGTCCACGTGCCTGGATCAGTGGCTGAAGCCAGGCTGCCGTCCCGCATGCAAGGCACTTTGGTGTACTTGGGCTTACCGTCTTGGCCGATGCCGGTTTGTTTGGTAAACCAGAGAAGCCATATCGGCTTTTCCCGGAGTTCAATCAGCCGTACAGAATCCCCAAGGACAGTGCTCATCATCAGTCCTTCAGATAACGTTCGTTGGCAGAAGCCTCGACTGCGACCGGCAGTCCATAAGCCCAGTCAGGTAAATTCGTCATGACAGACCGAATTTCAGCAGCCGCAAGTTCGATTGTCGGGAAACGGGATTGCAGTACTTGGCAGACTATTTCATCATGCACCGTAAGGCAGGGCGCATCGCCACGATTTTCCAGATTGATCATGGCAAAAGCCATGATGTCGCGAGCTAAAGCTTGGACACAATTTGATACCAGGATAGGTATACCCTGAGAGTTTCTGATAGTGAATCGATGATGAGGACCCGTGTTTATTAAATCATAGACCAAGGTCTTCGAAACAGTGTCTTCTTTGGCCAACCACGGGAGAGACGGTAATGTAGAGCACGCGAGTGGTGACCGAACCCGAGAAAACTTACAGCTGTCAACATATTCTTTCGGCAATTGGTATGATCGACGAAACGCTTCCGATGCAGCGGCAAAGGTCGTGGTTGAACAGGAAGCCATTCCGCCAGAAGTAAGGACCTTATGGTCCGGTGTGATTTTAATTCCGTCAAATTCGATGACACCCTGAACTCCCTTATTAATGAGACCCTCGTGACGCACCCATTCAAGACCATCCCACACTTTGTCGGTGAGCAGAACGTCATTGAGTAACTTCCAGCCATTATCAGTCAGTACTTCAGTATCTCCGGCCAGACAGTTCTCAACCAGCAGGCCTCTCCAGATCTGCCGGCGCATTTGTTCGACATCGAACGCACCATAAAATTCAGGATGTTTCAGGTAGGTGATCGCGTCACCTTCCTCACCCCATGGCATCATCTTTCGTTCAATCCGGGGGTACCAATAAGTGATGCAGTTGTCGGATGGTAACAACATCTGCAGCACATTCTCGTTGCGCACAAAACTGATCCGGTATTCGGTGCCAAACACCGGACCCGGTGGCGCCCGCATGCATTCAAAAGCCGTCCGTAATAAGGTCGCGCCGAATTCAACAATTGGTGCATTGGCCTGCCGCCAGCGATCGACAATGTCTTTTTTCTCGCCCGGCACCTTTACTCCGAAGATGCGTTCGGCAGTCAGTAGTGCTCCCTCGCCACCCAAAAAACCGAAAGCCAGTTCGAGGGCTTTGCCTGTTTGCCGGCCTTCCTTGGAGACGTCGTGGTAATCGATTCCCATGACATCGGCGAAGTTGACGATATAGACATCAGGCCCCTCACCCCGGTCATACGCCCGGAACATATCCAGCCGGCGAACGTGTTTTGCCAGCCATGCCGTGATCCGTGCCTCGATCTGTGAATAGTCACCGCGCGCCAGCCAGCAGCCGGTGTCTGCCATGAACATCGGCCGGATCAATTCACTCATCACCACGAGCGGTGGTCCGAAAGCTTTGGCCAAGGTCTCAGGAGTTATCAGTCCTGTTAGAATTGCAGTGATGATCCGCATGGCATTCTTAACGATGCGGCTGCGTGGCAGGTTCTGCAGTTGCGCGCCACGGGAGGAAAACCGGCCTGTGGATGGAGCTCCGCGATAGACGATCGCGCCACGCAGATAATCGTCACAATTCAATCGGTTGTGAATGGCACTCAGCTTGGCAACCGACGACTTGCCGCCGTCGCGCCGCAAGACCAGCATCTCACGAATGATCGGATTGGTTTCTGGATCATCGATCGCCTCAGTGACAATGTGTTTGCCGAGACTGTCGAGGTCGATCTGAAAATCTTCCTTGATCCACCTGCGGATGGCATGCGGGTTAGATACCTTGCCAACCTTGAAATTGGACAAGACGTTGACGCGTTTATTCAAGTCCTGTGTTACATCGGTGGCAAAACCGGCCATCCGGTTGAGCAAATCCTTATCGACTTTGATACCACGGCCGTTGATTCGGGACGTGACAGCGGCGATTTGGGCCTCAAAGGGTGTAAGTTCCGGCAATGCCCGGTCGGCGTCGCGTTCGGCCTCCACATCGGCAATACAGTAAGCAATCAGTTTTGTCATGCTCGCCGGGTCTTCAACCCAGACCGGTCGGCCACCCGGATCATAGCCGCGGGGCTGGCACATCGTCAGCATGACTTCCTTGCCTTCGGTGTCCTTCTTGTGGATCAGCCGGAGGGCAACCGCGACTTTCTCCAGGGCTCGCGGCAGGCCGACCTGGGCTGCACGGTTGGCGGTGCATGACCAGCGTTCCGACTTCGCTAGTTCGGTCCAGGTCTCGACGTCCAGGATCTGCTGCCGCCAGCCGACGACCGCCAGCATGGTGTGTTCGAATTCTGCGTTGTGCGCGATGAATACCGAACGGGGATCGAGGATGGCCATGCGCAAGTCAGCCGGCAGTTTCTCGCCAGCTAATGTATGCCATGTATGAATCGGACCTTCGTCGATACACCAACAGACGACGATGATCTGCGTCCACGGGTCTTCGACATACTTGTACACGCCGTACGCGTTGAGATTGACTGTGCTACGGCTTTCGATATCGATATGAACCCGGAGCATCAGGTTTGCAGCAGGTAGTCACGTTTCTCGGCTTGACGCCTAGATATGGTGTGTTTCATTGTGGTTGCTCGCCGTCTGGGGTTACGGACGTGTCGGACCTGCCAGTCTGCGCCGGCTGATCCTGGGAAGGCAAGTGATGAATCGCATATTGCTCATTGACACCATTGACACATCATGTGTCAAGTGCTATGTTCTCACCTATGCAGGACGCGATGGCTGACATCATCATCGGCGTGGACCCCGGCGTGCATGGTGCGCTCGCATGGTTCCTCGATCGCGAATTGTTCTATGTGCAGAATCTGCCGAAGATCGATGAATCGAAGCCGACCAAAGGCGCTGCGCTGCGCGACATCATCGGCGGCGCGAAGGTCAAACGGTCGTTCAAGTCCGACACCGATGGGCTGGTGAAGACGTTCAGGGCGATCGTGCGCGGCCGACCAGCCACCATGATCCTCGAACGCGTGCACACATTCCCTGGCCAGGGCGCGGTCTCGACCGGCAAGCTGATCAAGTCGTTCGGCGATATCTGCGGTGCTGCCAGCATGTGTGGTATCCAAATACTGCCAGTCGACCCGACCGAATGGAAACGTCGAATTGGTGCAAACAGTGACAAGCGCCATTCTTTGCAAATGGCTAAAAGATTGTTTCCGCTTTTCGCTCATGAATTTGAAAAACAACTTGACCATAATAAAGCAGAAGCCGCGCTGATCGGCTATTATGGGGTCAAATGGATACCCTGAACCCCTACCCCTTCCAGGAAGAAGGCATCCGGTGGCTTTGCACGGGGCGCCCGAACGCCGGGCGGCATAATCTACATGGAATCTTAGCCGATGAGATGGGTCTCGGGAAAACAGTACAAGCCATCCGTGCTGCCGACCAGTTGGAGGCCCGCAAGATCTTGATATTGTGTCAGGGTATCGCCCGTGACACCTGGAAACGCGAGATCGAACAATGGCAGCTTTATGACCGGGAGGTCTCGATCATTCGCGGCAGTGAGAAGCCCCGCCTCACCGATGTGACGATTTGTGCCTACCAGACGCTCCGCTCACTCGATGTGCTGACCGAAATCGGAGTGAAGCACAGTTGGGACATCCTCATCTGTGATGAGGCCCAGGCGATGAAAGAGCCCAAATCGTTGACCACCCAAGTGGTCTATGGAGCGAACTTCTTCATGGAGCGCAGCGTCGGTTCGCGTGCCGAAGTGGTCTGGCTATTGACCGGCACGCCGCTTTTGAACAATCCGAAAGAAATCTGGACCCATGGCATGGCCTGCTTTCCGAGCGCCGTGCGGGACTTCGAAAATTTCAACATGTGGCAGAACCATTTTTGTGTCTGGAAACAGACCGAACACGCGAAAAAAGTACTGGCCGCACGCAACGAAGCCGAATTGTGGGAACGGTTTTATCCCTACATTCTAAGACGTACCCAGGCGCAGGAATTGCCGGGCCTGCCCGAGCTGCGCTGGGGCCACGTCAATGTCCGGCCCGACATGGTTCCGCGCCTGCCACCTGAACTTGTCGAAGCCCAAATGGTGCTCAACGCCTGTCTTGCCCGGCTAAAAAATGATCCCTCACCAGACGAAGTGCAGGTGATCCTCTCGGCTCAAACCCTGCATCTGGCGTCGCTATTGCGGTGGACTGGTGTGGTGAAGGCCCGAGCGGTGGCCGAATCGGTGATGGAGGATTTCTCGTCCGGCGTGAAGAAAATGGTGCTGTTCGCCCGGCATACCGAGGTGTTCGAGACTTTACAAAAAGAGATACCAGGGAGTGTTGTTATTTCCGGCGATACTCCACAAAACAGGACACGACAATTTCCCGAGGGGAAACGCCAATATCTAATTGACGCATTCATGGGTCGTGTGCCAGGATTCGAACCACGATGCCTTATTCTCTCGATCGACATTGCTGCCACGTCATTGACTCTAACAGCTGCCCATCATGTAGGCATTATCGAATCCGGCTGGGTGCCGGCGATCATGCAACAGGCGGTAAAACGGCTGCATCGGATTGGTCAGACTGAAAAAGTGCTGGCACGGATCTATTCTCTGGCGGGCAGCATTGACGAAGCAGTGAATGAGGTTATCTTGAGAAAGTACCTGATGACATCACGTATCCATAAATCCTTCGAAAGGACAAAAGTTGCATGAGAATAGAACTTGACGAAACCGACCTCGCCTCCATCACTGCCATCCGAGCCGCCCAGCACGCTTTGGACGCCTTGGAGGATTTCTATGGTCAATTGGCTGCGGAGGGTAACGCACCGGTCCGCACCCGGCGTCCCCGATCGGCCCGAATCAACGGAGCCACCGAGCCCGAGTCCGAGCCCGCCGACGCCGAATCAGGGGAAACCGTAGAATACGAATTCACCAAGGAGCAGATGGACAACGCCGGGAAGTTTAATCCGCGGATCATCGAGCTGCGCCGTGGCAAGGGCCAGAAATCCTCACTAATCAAGCGCGAAGTCAATGGACTCGTGCGACAGGTGTTGGCGGAACAGCGCGGCACATCACTTCCGGCCCCGGTTGGTGAGGCCCCGCCTCTTGATCCGGCGCCCATTACGGCATCCACGGCGGCACCTCCAGCGTCAACAGCGCCTGTTGCGCCCCCACCGCCTGCCGGAGCCTTGCCGCCAGGTCTGCAATCCTTGATAGACGGCGCCAGCAAACCACCGCCCCCGGTCACTACAACGGCTTCAAGCCTGACGGAGAATGAGCTGCGCGACTGGGTCGAACAGTACGCCTTGGCCATGCCACAGCCCCATGGCCATCATTGGTGGCAGAACGTGATCAAAAAGAGTGGCACCGACTGGGGCAGCATCCCGGTCGACTTTCTGGCGCAAGTGCATGCCAATCCGGATGCATTCAAACCGGCTGTATGATCGATTGTGAATGGCACCTCTACGGCAAGGCCGGTGATGATACGATCTGCCTGCAATTCCCGTCCTGGCAGATGGTCATCGACCGGGTGGTGCCATTCGCTCACTCCCGCGTACCCGACTATCAGCTCGCTATTCTTCGCCATGAAATTGCTCTCGCCCGGCCCAACATGGTCTGGCTGCTCTACTGTGACGACAATTGTGTATTCAGGCTGAGACCCGTCAGGAAACATACACCGATGGAATTTCAGACAATCATCCAGAACAATGTCGAGGAAGATGCCCCGGAACACGCGCCATGCGGGGCCTCGTCAGCCTATCGCTGGATGCCCTGTCCCGGCTCGATCCGCCTGATCGAAGACCTGAAAGAGCACCAACCACATCTGCTACCTGGTCCGTCCTATTTTGCCATGGACGGTTCGATCGCCCACAAACTCGCACAACTCGCACTGGAATCAGGTCAGGACGCAATCGTTTACATCGATCGTCAATTGCATCTCCATAACCGTCAGACCGGCGAGATCACCTACTCGCAGCATGTCAACGAGGACATGGCGGTGGCCGTGCAAGTCTGGTTGGACGAATGCCGCCAGCACCGCCATTTGATCTACCAGATCGAATCCCGCCTTTCGATGCGCAAACTCAACCCACCCGTCAATATGTACGGCACGGCGGATTTTTGGGCACTCGATATCCCCAATCGCACAATCTACATCTATGACTACAAGCATGGCCGTGGTGTCACGATCTATGCGGAGGACAACCCGCAGGCCAAGTATTATGCCGTGCTGGTGCTGGCCAATCTGCCGGAAGAAATCCCCTTCCCCGAACATGTGGTCATTAAGATTGTACAGCCTCGTGGCCAGGGCGAAAATCCAATCAAGTCGGTGACTTACAAGGCGAAGGATCTGTTGATCTGGGCGCGCGACGAGTTATTGCCTGCTGCCGCTCGCACGCAGGACCCGGAAGCGCCTTTCGTGGCCGGTGATCATTGTCGTTTCTGCCCGGCCAAAGGCGTCTGTGCCGCCGCTGCCCGCTTCTCCATCGAACAGGCGGGCGTTATCGATTTCGACCCCGATACGGAAAACCTGCCTGCCGTGATGGAAAAACGGCTGCTCGATCCAATTTCGATTCCAGTAGCAGATCTCGCCCGCGCTCGCCTGTATTTCGACTACGTCCGCGATTGGATGCGACGCGTCGATGACGTGTTGAAAACCTACATCATGAACGGTCACGACGTGACATTGTGGGATCTAGAGCATAAAGAGGGCAAACGGAGATGGATCAATGAGGATAAGACAGTTGACGTCTTGAAATCACTTGGCTGCAATGAAGATATGCTCTATACAAAGAAAATGCTGTCGCCGAAAACTGCAGAAGATTTGCTGTACCGGCAGCTGCGTGAATTGAAAACCCCGGCGAAAATGGCTCAGGCTTTGGCATCGAGAACCGTCAACGATCTGGCCACCCGCCCCGAGATTGCTCCCGGTCTGGTACCGAAGGGCAGTAAGCATCCTGTCCTGCCAAGAGGCCAGGATACATTCGACGCCGACAGCTTGGAGAATGTTGAACTCTAGAAATCGAGAAATCGAGAACGCAAAGAAAGGACGAAACAACGATGGCATTCCGTTTAGATCTGGTGAATCTGTCCTATCCACATCTGTACGTACCACAAGCTTTCCGGGGTAATCGTGGCCCGGGAGGTCCGATTCAGATGGAGGATGGCAGCAACAAGCTACGCTACAAGGCCGAACTCCGCATTCCCTACACCGCGCAGGGCAGTCCTTTCTACCTGAAGGACCCGCCGGCCGCGATGCAGCTCACGCAACAGCGCGACGCGCTGATGCAGGAATGCATGAATATCCTGGTCGCCAATATGCATATGACCGACTTGCAGGTGATGCAGGAGATCAAGGTCGGCCGAATCTTGTGGCCCTTCCACAGTACCCAGGCTCTGGCAAACACCCGAGCGGACGGTACCGAGATCTGTGATTCGCAGAAATGGGAGTGGTATATTCGCACGTCGACCGAGACCAAGCCTGAATGCTACGACCGCTATCCAGCCAACCCGCCACAGCGTAACGCTCAGGGCAAGCCGATGCCGGCCCTGCTCGCGCAGCCACGCAACGACAGACTCTATGGCGGCTGTATCGTGAAGGCCTTCGTCAACCCTGCCTGGAACAAGTTCCGGCCGGGCGTGTCGATCTTCCTCAACACGATCCAGCACTGGGCGGATGACGACCGGATCGATGGACGCATTCCAGCGTCCGAAGTCTGGGAAGCGGATGAAAACCCGCCTGCCGACATGGTCGTTGATCCAGGCCAGCCGACACCGCGCAGCGCGATCGATACCGGCGTAGCGGTCAATCAGTCAACGGTCGGTCAGACTTTGGCTGGTGTGTTCAGCAGCGGCTTGCCACCGCCGCGGCGCCCCGCCGCCTAATCCGTCAGGTTCGCGACACATCGGTCAAACGGTGTGTCGCACCCGACCGAGCAAAACCGACTGATCGAGCAAAACCGACTGATCTCAAGGCAGGCCCCGTATCATGCCTGTCATTGGCAAAAACCACCCCAGCAAGACCAGCACAATAATCAACAGCAGGACTAGCTGAGCGATCACCCCGAACGGATGCGGCAACGGCAGCAGGGTGATGATGTACCAAGCAATCCCGGCAATGATAATCAGAACTAGTAAGCTGATCAGCAGGCTTATCATTGCGTTCTCCCAGTCTGGGGACCGGTCGTCGGCTCACCACGAGTTGACTTGCATTTCATAGTAGCATTAGAAACCAGGACTTGCCTAGCGCCTCAACCCCAGAGGGGCCACAAGATGCCGGATTCCAGCGCTGTCAGTCTCGACAAGCGCACCCGCAACATAGAATTGTGCCGGGGTTGGACTCCCCGTTCATTGGTTGCGTTTTACGAAACGATCTATCAGGCGCAACGGTGGAAGTTCCTCGACTTCCTCTGGCCCTTCGCCATGGGGTTTTGTGACTGGCGCATCAACAAGCTGATGTTCATCGTCGGTCCCGGGGTTGGCAAATCGCAATTCCTTTCAGTGACCATACCAGCCTGGATGCTGGGTCACGATCCCGACATGACCATCCTGGGTATCTCCGGTGGAGAGGCCTTGATGCAGGGCTTCCAGTCCGCGGTGATGGAGATCATCCAGGAGAGTCCAGTCTGGCGAGACGTTTTTCCGATGATCACCCCCGACTACAAGCGCGGCTGGTCATTGATGAATGGCATGTACGTGACCGGGCGCAAATTCGGTAACCCGGATGCGTCCTACCTCGCCGCCGGCATCAGCTCGAAATTCCTGACGGGCAAGCACGCCAAGCTGCTGGTGATCGACGACATTCACAACGAGGAAAACTCGGCGACCGCGGACGCCTGTGAACGGGTCGTGCAGCAATACGCCAAGACGATCCTGGGCCGGGCGGACCCACTGGGGGCACGGTTCATCATGGCCGGGCGCCGCTGGCACCTGGACGACATCTATGGCCAGCTGCAGGCCACCAATTCAGACTGGGTGGTGATCGTCATCCCGCACGAGCGAAAGGGCGCCAGGACCCTGTACGCCGACATCCATGTGCCGGACGGGCTCGACTGTGTGTTCACCGATCGGCGCTGCCAGCTGCCGGACGGCTCGTTCTGTTCGGCATTCGACTGATGGTGAAATGGCTGGTGAAACGCCGGGAAAAGCAACTCGCCAAGCTGTCCCGCCGGCAACAGATCTACACCACGGTGGCCCAGGAAGCTCTGCTGGCTGCCAGGATGATGCGGCGGCATGACGGTTTCGCTGAAGACTTCTGGATGCTCTACGATATCAGCGGCATTCTGTTCACTCTCAGCCAGTTGGATGAAAGTCCGGAGGCACACGCCCGGCTGAACGTGTTCCTGCATCAGCTGCGCACCCTGCAGCTGCCGATCCGCGATCTCCACCCACCCAAGCCCGAGCCCGACCAACCCAGTCACATCCGATTGGTCAAATCCTGATGCCCCAGGTTCGCTGGAGCTATGGTCAGGACCCTTCTGGACTCGGTTTTTTCTGCCCCCAATTACCGCAGAAACAGCGGGACTATTTCGCCCTGAAACTGCTGCGGCCGGCAGAAGCCGAGACCGTCTATCAATGCCGTCCCGGCGCCCGCATCGGCTCGATCTTCGTCCAGGCGGACTTCCGATACTTCGACCCGCCGCAAGGCCTGGAATATGGGATGGCGTCCCGCTACGTCCTCGCCTGGGTCAGGCAGCAGACCGGCTGGGTCGTCCAGGCCTGGGACACGGCACTCTCGGCGTCGAGCGACGCTGACTGGTCGGTCGGTGTCACCGGCCTGCTGGTGCCCTGTCAGCAGTTCCATCGTGACGTGGACGCAGCGATTCTTGGTGAGTGCGACCCCCACTACGATGTGTACATTCTCGACATCCTGCGCGACCGGCTGGATATCGGCGACCTGGCCAATGCCATGCGGTCCTATTCGCTGAAATGGGCACCCGAGAAAATTCTTATCGAAAAACGTGCTCACGGGTCCGCCGCCATTCAGGCCCTCTATAATTCCGGCCTTCCGGTCGAAGGTGTCGAGACCCATGAATCAAAGCGCGATCGGGCCATCAACGGTGGCTCCGGTGCCGGCTCCGCTCAAGGCTGGTACCGCTCCGGCCGGGTCCAGCATCCAAAGCCTGACGCGATCAAGCTGCCATGGGTCCTGCCCATGGAACGTGAGCTGAAGGACTTCACGGGCGAGCGCGGCGGTGTGGATGACCAGACCGATGCAATCGTGCACCTGATCAATCATGCGATCGTCGAGGGCTCAAGCTCGCTGGTCTTCCCGAGCGGCTGGGGATCGATTGCTGATGTCGACCGGAATATGCGCTACGACCCCGCCGCGCCGTTCATAGAAATGGACCGGACGCCTGTGGAGAAGTTGGTGGAAGACGGGCTAGTCCTCGATCCGTTCGCGTATAACTGCGGGCGCTGCATGTCCTTCTATGAAGACAAGCGGCCGACCTGCCAGTTCCATCAGCGGATGGTCTCAGCACTGCATCCGGCCTGCGAAGCCTTCGACGATGGGTCCACCCTCACAAGCTTCCCGAGGTTCTGATGGATGCGTTCACCACGCCGTACAATCCGAATGATGGCGAAGCCGGCGGCTTCCCAGTCTATCCGCATGTCTTCGACGTCGAGACCTATGCCAATTTCTTTTTGCAGAATACGCCTACGCAGTTCGAGACGTGGTGCAACAGCCAGGCGCTGGAGATCAACAGCCAGAAATCGAATGCCCTGGCAGCAAACGCGCTCTCCAAGGCGATTACCTTGCCACCGGAGATGCAGTCATTTGCCCGCTTCTCGCTGCTACCGGAAACTTACAATGGCGGCGTAGTCCAATGGCCCGGCATCCCGCCGGAAGCACTGCGCAAAACGATCCGCGACAATATCGCGCCACAGCTGATCGTCAATCAGCGGGTGGACGACGTGCTGAAATACAGCGAATTGTCGACCCATCCCTGGAAACCGGGTTGGCTGGTCAAATCCCGCGATCGATGGTTGCCGGAAACAGAACATGACAGCAAAGCCAACAACGACGACATCGCGGAGGCTCAGCGGTTTTTAGAAAACTGTGCCTTTGATAAACTAACGGCACGGGAACGCGACGCGCATAATATCGACGATTTCGCCACGTTTCTCGCCAAACTGGTACGTGATTCACTGACCTATGATGGGATGGCGGTCTGGACCGACATGGACATGTCGGGCCGGGTCAAGGCCTTCAAGGCGATGTCGTCCTACAACATCCGGCTCTGTCTGCCGCAGGGCTACATGGGTGATCCGAAATTGTTTGCAGTCGGCGTGGATGAGGCCGGCAACGTCATCCATAGATTCACTCGCGATCAACTGGTGTTCTATCACCGCAACCCACGGCCCGATGTCGATATTTCCGGCTACGGTTATCCAGAAATCGAGATGACCCTCCGGCTGATCCAAGGCTGGCAGAACATCATCGACATGAATTGCGACGTGTTCACCCGTAACGCCACGCCGCATGGCATGCTGCTGGTGAAAGGCGGCATGACCCAGAAGCAACTGGATATTCTCAGCCGCATCTGGATCAACATGAAACGCGGCATTACCAAAAGCTGGGCGCTGCCCGCGGTGCCGGTGCCGAAAGATGGTGATATCAGCCTGCTCGACCTTACCCGGCTGAAGGAAGGCGCCGACGTTCTTTATGGTGACTGGCTGAACATGCTGGCTGGCATGTTCTGCGCGATGTACCGCTTTCCAGTGCGCCGGCTTGGTTATCACATCTCAGGCCGGGCGAAGGACAACACGCCGCCGGAAACCCCGACGACCACAGCTCCCGGAATTGAAGATTACGATCCCTATATCTCGGTGCTGTTGCGGCATATCGAACAGCTGATCAACGATTACATCGTTTGGACCCGCTGGCCGCATCTGAAATTCGAGTTCTCGGCGAAAAATCCCAAGGAAGACGCCCGCGCCTATGAGTCCCGGGTACTGGCCTGCACGGTCGATGAGCGCCGGGCTCTGTCGGACATGGCACCCTTGGAAACTCTCGGCAAAGAAGAGGACGAGAAACGCGCTTACCGGCTGTTGGGCATGGCCCCGGTCGATCCAGCCATGGCGGGCGTTTATCAAACGATCATCCAAGGCCTGCAGCAGCAGAAGATGGCGGAGGATGGTCTGGTCGGACAGGGATCGGCCTCGCCACCCAAGACACCTGGTGCAAGTTTCACGTCGAAGAAAGATCCTGCCCGTGCCGAAGACCATGGCCACATGTCGGGCGTGCGACGCGACAGTGCGGCGGAAAGTGCACGAAAATGAGCCGGTTCTGCACCGAATGCAAACAGATCCTGCCGAATACCGAGTTCTACTACTCGAACGGCATCTACATGACGAAGTGCAAAAACTGTGTTTCCCTCAAGTACTCATTCGACAAGCGCAAACGCCGCGGCTTCAGCATCATCCCAGGGGAACCCGGTTTGCGGCGCTGTCTTGGCAAGTGCGGCCGAATCCTGCCCGCCGAGCACTTTGCCCTGCGCAACCAGAAAGACCGAAAAAACCAAGAAACCCGTCAAACCAGGTGCAGGGCATGTTTTCGGGAAACTTATGATTCTGGCGCAAAAGAACGCATCCCTTATTCACCAGACGGTTTCCGGGTCTGCGATGTCTGTCATCGTGATAAGCCCCGCCACTTGTACTGGCCGCATCGCCATGTCTGTATGGAATGCCAGACACTGGCACAGAGCGTCAGAAACCACGGTGAAATGATAACGGTTCATGAGGCTGTCGTGCGCGTCCGCAATGAAACCCGCGCCAGAAGGTTTGCGTCTATCTGACAACAGAGGTCACTCCCCAGATGATCCGCCGTTCTTTTCTCACGACACCACCCAAGATCCTGTTTCAGAACAATGGTGAATTCGGTTCTGGTATTTATCGCATGCTGCTGCCGGCCTCCATGCTGCGGCGCCACGGGTATGTCACCGCGCAGGCGCATGGCAACCCTATCGTGCCCGATGCCTTGAGCGTGCTCGACCCGGATGCCGTGATATTTCAAATGTTTCAGACGGCACCCCAGCTGGCCCGGATCAAAGAGTACCGTAAAACACTCAAACATACATTCTTTGTTTACGAGATCGACGATCTGTTCTGGGAAGTGCCGGAATCCTCCTGGCATGCCAAGACCAATCCCTTGCTGCCCAATTCAAAAGCCAATATCCGCACCGCTGCCTGCCACTGCAATGCCATCACTGTCAGCACGCCTGAATTAGCTGAAGAGATGGTTAAGCTGACAGGCATCAAGGATGTGCGCGTGGCGCTCAATCACATCACCCAGACGATCATCAACGGAGCGCTCGCCGGCCGGCGGTCCTCCAACGCCATGCGCAGTGACCGGCCGCGCGTCGGTTGGGCCGGCGGTGTCGGGCATGAAGGTGATCTTCGTATCTTAACCGATGTCGTCAAGCAAACCCGGGATCATATCCAGTGGGTCTTCATGGGGATGGCCCCGCCAGGCGTCGAGCCGGAAAGCCTGGAAATCCATGTCGGTGTGCCATTCAACGACTATCCGGAATTCCTGGGGCGGCTCAATCTTGATATCGCGTTGGCACCGCTGGAGGATCTCGCATTCAATCAATGCAAATCTGATCTCCGTGTATTGGAATATGCCGCCGCGGGCTTCCCGGTCATTGCCTCCAATATCGGCACCTATCGCCATTGCCCGGTCCGTACTGTCAAAAATGACTCCGATGCATGGCTGCAGGCGATCGATGATCTGCTGAACGATCCTGACCGTGCTGCCTATGGCGAATCACTGCATGAATGGGTCTGCAGCAAACGGCTGCTGGAACAGCATCTGCCTGATCGAGCACAAGCCTATCTGCCGAAGAACACCGAGATCTTCATTCCCAATGTGCGTGACCGATGTGCCGGACAAGTCATGCTGGTGTCACAGGATCAGCATGCTCTCGATTTGCCGCACTATCCCGATGTGGAGACGGCCTGGAAGGCCGCACCTGGGGCCGACATCCTGTTCGTGCGGGAAGCTACTGCTCTGGACGAGTCACAAGTCGCGCGCATCATCCATGCGCTTGACCGGAATGCGTCTGCCACACCCCTCTGTAACGACTGTGGCTATCCGCAATTGCGCAGCTTCCAGAAACTCCCGCCGACATTGGCTGTCAACATCGATACCGCTGCCATCACGTCGGAGAACACCAGCATTTCCTGCCCTTACCCGAGTGGTCCTGTCACCCTGCTCTCGGGTCTCATGCTGTCGCAATTGGGCTTGCCCGACACATCGCGATTTGGCTCTGTCGAATATGCCTTTGCGGAGTGGGGCGCCCGCGCCATGGAATCCGGCAAGACGAATATCACGGTCGCCAACACCTATGTGCATACTGACGCACCATTGCAGCAACCGGAAGACCGCGCCCGGCGGGTGCTTGAGCATATCTGCATGTGGTCGCCGGCCTTTGCGTCCGCAGTACATGGTTATCAGGACGGCCCCGCACTCGCCGCGGTGATCGAAAATCTGGAAGTCACTTACAACAGCCTGTTTCATACATCGCCGTCCGTCGAGAACTATGACGACTGGCAGAAAGTCTTCTACACGTTGTCTACCGCTGACCGGGAGGCCATGGAACAGGCGACCAAGTCCTGGGCCGACAAACCGCGGATCAACATCATTCTTCCCGTTTACAATCCTCCTGTGCCGCATCTGCAGGAATGCATTGATAGCGTGCTGGCACAGGTGTACCCCCACTGGCATCTTTGCATCTGTGATGACGCCTCCACCGATCCTGGCATCATTCTCACTTTGAATGAATACCTGCGAAAACATTCGGATCGCATCAGTCTGATCATGCGTGAAAAGAATGGCCACATCTGTGCTGCCAGCAATGACGCGTTGAAACTGGCACGAGATGGCTGGTGTGTCTTTCTCGACCATGATGACACACTGACACCCCAGGCGTTGTGGTTCATCGCCCAGGAGATCAACCAGCATCCCGACACCGAGTTCATTTATACCGACAGCGACAAGATCGGCCAGGACGGCAAATACCTGGCACCCTATTTCACCCCGGACTTTTCCTACGAACTACTGTTGGCACAGAACTATGTCACGCATCTCTGCGCCTATCGCACAGCAACCGTCAAAGAGATCGGCGGCTTGCGTGAAGGGCTGGAAGGCTCGCAGGACTGGGACCTGGTGCTGCGGTATCTCGAACATACCTGCGGCAACCCACCTGATGAACGCCTGATCCGTCACATTCACCAGATCGGCTACCATTGGCGCCAATCGGAAAACTCAACGTCCGGCAATATCATGGCTAAGCCCTACGCGTTCACGGCGGCGCGTCGAGCGGTGAGCGAGCATCTGCATCGCACCGAGCAGACCGCCTTTCTCGCACCAAATCCGGCCCTGCCGATCTTCTTGATGTCTCGCTTCCAGGTACCCCAACCGGAACCCACTGTCTCAATCATCATCCCAACATCGGACAACCCGGAACAGCTCGATACCTGCGTCAAGAGCGTGTTGTCGAAAACCGTCTATCCGAACTACGAGATCGCGATCATCGATGGCGGTGTCAAACCCGTCATGATCCGCCACGAAAAAGTGCGGGTGATCCGCCATCATCAGATCCCCTTCAATTTTGCCGCGGTGAACAATTTTGCTGCCGAACGCAGCGCCGCCGAGTACCTCTGCTTCCTCAATGACGATACCGAAGTCATCGAGCAAGCATGGCTGATGGACATGATCGGCATGGCCCGCCGGCCTCGCGTTGGCGCGGTTGGTGCCAAGCTACTCTATCCGAACAACACCATCCAGCATTGTGGTGTACAGTTCAACCCGCATGCCGATCCGGGCCAGTGCGCCTTGCATATGTGGCAACAAATGGGGGTCTATGACCCCGGACAGGTCGGGCGTGCGGTGATCTCGCAACCTGTGTTGGCGGTAACGGCTGCCTGCATGGTGATCCGCCGCTCGCTGTTCCAAGAGATCGGTGGCTTTGACACGAAGGACTTCCCGGTCGATTACAACGATGTGGATCTCTGCATCCGGCTGCATTGCGCCGGGTATCGCAACGTCGTTTGTGCGCAAGCCGTGCTGAAGCATGACGCGGGCTCGACCAAGCGTAAGGGCCGGTGGGATCGGGCACGCATGCTGGCGGCAGAACAGGTCCTGGCCGAGCGCTACCACGATGTCGTCGACCCTTACGTCAACCCGAACCTGTCCTGGTCGCCCCATCATCAACGGATTGTCGGGCATCCGAACAGCAAACCCTGGCGCACCGCGCTGACGATCCGGCGACTGCTGGTGAATGCCAGTGAGACCGATCTGCAGAACTGCTGGATCGACGGTGTCTTGCCCTTCTCTGCCCGTCTTGAGGGCCACTTCCTGATCTTCGACAAACCGGCCATGCCGAATGTGCGGCCAATAGATATACGGGGAACGACCGATGGACTCATTGAACTCCTCACGAAACTGGGAATCACCGACATCGAGTTCTGCGGCATCGGTGATGGGACCCTCGCCGCGACAGGTTACTTCTCGACGCTCCGTGAAACCGGTTGGCAAGTCCTCTGTCAGGAGGGCGCTGAGCGAAGAGGAAATGAGCATGGTTACTATCATCCGCTTGGTTGGCGAGCGGCCTGGGAAAGACTTACCAAGCCGCAATCTGACTTCGCTACCACCGCCGCCGCTTAAGCATTTCAACTATGACGAATTGGCAGTTAAATGTTGCTGTTCGCTTTGCGTCCAGGTCAAAAACTTTGCCGAGTTTTGGGAGTCGAACCGCTTCACCCAGAACTGGCATGATCCGAATTGCGGTTGTGAAAACTGCCTGGACAGCCATGAAGCCCATATCGCCTATCGCGCAGCACAGTCACGCTACATCATCTACAGTGAATTATCCTACCTCGTACATGAACACCGCCGCGGTGAACTGTTCCTAAACTGGTTGTTCAACAAGATGGCGGACATCACTTACAAGCCTGATCGCTGGTGGGCACTGCCGGCTGGTGCCCGCACCTGCATCTCCTGGCTGCTCGAATGGCAGCACGAGACACTGCCCCGTGCGCTGTGGGCGGTGTCAGGGCTGGTGTGGCTGGACGAGATGGGGGAAAGACACCCCAGCCGGTTTTAGCCGACGATGACCACCCCCGAGACCATGCCGGACGTCTGGCTGACCACATCGATCGTGTAAAGTGGCACGACGGGCAACGAGACGGTGCGCGAGAGAGTTTGATGCTTGATCTGCGATACCACATCAAACCGCACATCGTAGGTAAACCACGCCGTGCCGCCCGAGGCCAGCGTGGTGATAACGCTGCCCTCGATCCATACTGCCGTCAGCCTGAATGAATCATCAGGATTGTTCGGCTCCCACACCGCCTGCACTGACTGGGCATTGTCGCCAATGCTCAGCAGCCAGCTCGACACGTCGAGCGAGTAATCGATATTCGCGTCATGTGGGTCTTTCGATGGCCAGTAGAGCGGCCAGGACGACCCACCCATGCCGAAATACTCCGGCAGGAACACAGTACGGCTCGTCGCAGGACAGACTAAAGTCATGCCCTCAACCGTTCACGTATCCAGCCTGCCATTTCTGATTGGCTGATGCATTTCGCTGGAAGACATTCACCGAATGAACCGTCATCGGATTGCTGGGTCCGGTGCCGAGCACGAGGTAGTAGTGACGGGTGTCCATCGCGCCTGTGCAGCTGCCATTATTCGGCGGATAGGGCGGTGGATTGTTCACATCGAACCAGTTGTACCTGTAGCCACCGAGCATGACGTCGTCAAAATAAGCCTCGATGCGCCCCTGTGCCCCGCCACGCACCGCAGGTACCCAAAGATACCCATATTTGTGTGGTGTGTTCAGGTTAATGCCACTGCAGTTCTTATGCGCGCTGAGCGGCTGATCGTCACCTCCCTGATAGTTGTAGATGTTACCATACCAATTATGATTGGCACAGCCGTAATCGGTCGATGAGAAGTGCTCCATGAAATCCGGTTCGAACCAGATCCCGCGATCACTACCCCAGGGTGGCACGCGGCAGGCTTCCGAATTGCCGCACTGGATCTCGACGTCATTCGACCACCACGACGGCCACCCACCAGCACTGTTGACCGGATTTTGGATGCTCAGGACCGCCTCGAAATAGGCCCCACCGCCAAATGCCGGCCCGTCAAAATTGCCGCCGCCCAGCATCCGTGTGGTCAGGATGTCGGCATTGTAGTGGAAGGGTGCTCCGCCATGTTCGATCAGGACCGAACCGTCAGGATGGGTTGTCAGCTTGACGCCGGTCTCGTTGTACCATGGATTGCCCATGATCAGTTTCGGACCGAATGTCCGCGTATTGTAGCCTGCCGCAGCTGCGGCCGGTGGTACAGTTCCTGGTTGAGGTGGCACACCATTCGCTTTCGTTGTTACAGGAATCGGCGTAGCCTGAGGTCCCATGCCGGCGACATTGGAGACCTGAGCGGTGACATCGTAAGACGTACTCGCGGTCAATCCGGGGACCGTCACACTGGGTGCCGTCTTGGTGCCAGGTCCCCAGTTCAAATTCGTCGGATCGGTCAGCTTGGTCGTCGGCTTATAACTCCACCAGTCATCCGCAGAATTGCGCTGCCAGATCGTGTCGCCGACAAGAAGCATCCGTTCGACTTCACCAGTCGGGTCGGCATAGACCCCATTACACATGATGGCATTCGGCCGGGCAGCCCCCGTCGATGCAATTGACCAGACATTGGCATACGCATCCGTGATCGTCCCGGCATCCGGGGAGCAATAAGGAGTCCGCGGCCCAGTCGTATAACTGCCGCCGCTCGTGGGCTTCGTCAACACGACGATCTCGCCATGATCCAGTATACCACCCGTGGTCGGTGCCGCCATGCTGACCTGCATAGTCGACGACGTCTGAACTGGTGATACAAGACTGGTCGGTGGACCTGGTGCATCCGGATGGGGAACCGGTGGCTGCTGATCCGCAGTCAAAGCCCCGCTGTAAGTCGTTCCGTCACTCATCGTGACGGTTGCCTTGGTCGGTGTCGCTCCGCTCATAGCAGCTCTCCTATTAGGTTTGAGACTTACGTCTACGCTCACGGAATTTCGATATCATCAAATTGCAATACACCTGTCACAGGCCTTTCGGACTGCAACTGGGCAATCCGTAATTTAGGATACAAAACACGCAACTGATCGACTGTGAATTTATGCCATTCCCCCTTGACATCCTGCAATGTCAACATTGCCTCAGGTATTGGGATATCCAGCTTAAGATCCATCAGCAAAGTCGTCAAATTGCTCGCAAGAGCCGGATGGAATCTTGCGTCGATGGACGTATTACGACTGTATACACGCACACCGCAACCGAGCGCCCGCACCGACTTTACGGCGTCCGATTCAGGCCGGTCGACCCAACAGGGCAATCCCTTCGCGTCAGCGCCGAGAGTCTTACCCTCCGGTGCACAGACCCCTGTCATCGCCCGATGTAGCTCATCAGGGATCGAGACTGCATCATGCGGCCATCGATCACCCAGCCGTTCTTCCCAGGACGCGGGATAAAATACCAATCGTGAAGCCGAAAACACCATCCCTTCCATCATCACCACCCTATGGCGATCCAGTTATAAGCGATGCCGGCCTGCCACTGGACTGTCGGTGAACCATTGGTCACACGTGCACCGCCAACATAGAACGCATTCAGCCCGCTCCGTTCAGTGCCATAAATCGTCGCCGTTTGGGTACCAGTATTCCACCCGCTAACAGCGGCTTCGCAAATCGTCACGGCTGCACTGAAATTCGGAAAACTGATTGGAAGGAACACGGCGTCCATGAAGCCCGTCGCCGTCGTCCCCGCACCCCATTGAATGATCACACCATTTGGAAATTCCGTATATCCAGCCGCGGTTTTTGAATTCGGAAAATCCGCCAACAAAGTCGCTGCGGCATTGTCACCAGAATTGAGCGCCCCTAAAGATGCCCGTAATCTCGCCCCTGAATTTATATTCCCGTTGCTGCTGACAACGCCATTCAGTGTGATACCGCCAGGGCCATTGATTACAATCGACCCACTAGTGGCTAAGGTAAAACCCTGACTGGGGTTATATTGCAGGTACTGACCACCCGCAAAGGCTAGTACCTGAGTGCCAGCCTGGTTCGGATTGAGATAAAACTGTCCGCTCGTACCGATACTTAAAATACCGGTGACCTGAACAGCCCCGCCCATGACCACACCGGCACCCGTGCCGTCGATCGTCACCCCGCCGTTTGCCAGGTTCCAATAGAACGGTCGCAGAGCATTGAAGCCAGCATTCTGATTACCACTGGCCGTCTGCAACAATGACATGGCAGTGCCATCATTACGAAGGATCACTCCGTAATTTCCACCGACCAATCTGATCTGCCCACCGCCGCCGGCCGCATCAATGAAATTCGAAATGAATCCACCTGCCGTGGTAGCTTGGGCATTGAAGGTATTCGTACCCGTCCAGGTATTGTTGCCGGCGAGTGGCCCGTAGGCGACTGACGAGATGCCAGTGATCCGGCCATCCGCTCCGACCGTGACGGTGGCTCCCGGATAGTTGCCCGCCGTGACGCCAGTCGGATTGAGCACCGCCGAGCCGTACTGCCAATGCGTCTTGTCGATCTGCCCGGCGGTGATCGTGACTTGCCCAACACTCAACGTAACACGGCAGAGTTCGAACGTAGTCGTATTGTTCGGCGCCGTCAGCGTACCGGTGATCGTCAGTGTGTCTTGCGTCGTCTGGCCGAATTCATACGGGGCGAACGACGGATCATAATCCGGATGCCCGGGCGGAGGCCCGATGATCGTGGTCAACGACTGGCTGATGGCCGTCTTCGACGCCACGACATAGGCCGTGACGGAGCCCGAGCCCGGCACCAAGGGCGCCATGTTGACTGTGTAGGTCGAACTGTCGGAATAATTCGTATTGCCGTGTGCGGCGACCAGGCTGCCGTCACTGAACAGCACCGCGAATGGCGAAGGCGCCTGCACGGTCAGCACGAGGCCTGCCGGCGTGATCGTCATCGACAGCGGATTGAACAGCCCATAGCTATGCAGCCGCTGACCGATCGACCGTATGCTAGACATAAGCGTCGATATAACTTGATTGACCAGCACGCTGTCGACGAATTCGCCATTGGCGGTAACGGGTACGTCCATCACACAAGCCCCGGATTGATCGTCGGGTCGGTCAGGAACAACGTTGGCAACAACGGCTGGGTATTGTTGGTGTAAGCCGAGATCTCGAAATCCTGCACACCCTGCGGCGACAACAGATAAGCCCCAGTTACGCGTGGCGCATTGAGATAGTTGACTGTACCAAGATACAGTCCACCGGACAGTCCGATCAGTGCCGTCGCCGGCACCCCGGCCGGACGAATGTGATTGAGGCGCTGCATGACATTGGTGAATTGCGCGGGAGTGATCGGCACACTGAATTTCACCTGCCATGCGACATTGGTGAAATCCTCGACAACCGTCACGTTGTAGCCATAGGCGATCAACAAAAACAATTCAATCGAGACCGGGGTACCCCGCCCCGCCTGCAACGTGGCTGGAATGCAGCGAAAATACTGGTCATCCGACTCATCGCCCTGTCGCGGAATGGCAAACAACTTGCCCCAACAATCCAACCAAACGCCGTAAGCGTTGGCGAAACTCAGCTGGGCCACCAGTCCATCCGAGGCGCTGGTATATCGATCGAGTGCCGCGGTCTTGGTCGTCTGAATCCAGGAAAACGTTTGACCAGGGCGTAAAAACGTATCCGGCAGCGTGTTCAGCTGCGCCAGGATGTCGGGGAACAGCATCAGGTGAACGTCACGATCGAGGACTGCAGGATGACCCGTCCCGTACCCGGCGGCTGGATGGTCTGCTGCGAAATTCCGGAAATATCCCGCATGGTCACTGCCAGTGACGAAACACTCCCGGCGATCCGGTTGAAGATCACCGGTTCGAGGGTGACCATCTGCGCGGGCATGCCAAATGCTAGCGAGGCGAAATAGCCGGTAATTGCCGTATTGACGGCAACTTCCAGCGCGGCCACCTGACCTGATTGAACACTCACACCCGTGACCTGCACAGTACAGTAGACTGGGATGACGGCAAAAACGTTATACGGCACACCGGCCGGGCGAAATCCCTCTTGTCCAGTACTAAAATTGCCATCCAGGTTGGTTTTCACGGCCTGAATGAGCCCTGGCGAGGCACCTCCGGCCCCATTGTCGATGAATATCTGAAACCCTGCTGTCAGCGGCGTGATGCCTTGTGCCGCCTGGGTGATCCATGGCTCATAGACCGTGGCGAAGCGGCAGACCTCCGTCGTGCCGGAAACCTGCACACCGATACAGGAATTGGCGACCGACACCGGATCGGCACGGCCGAGAGACTGCACCAGTGCAGTGAACCGCCCCATGGTCTGGGCCGGTGTCTCGATGTCCTGGCCCCCGGTCGTGGGGGCGTCATTGTGCACCGTCAGAGGAATAGGCAGCGCCGTCAGCACCTGGGTGATCGCTAGCGCTGGCACATTGCCAGTCTCCCCGGCGACCACAGCTGCCACGTTAGCCTGCACCAGTGTCGTGCCGGCAGCCATCACCACATCATTGACCGTGACGAATTGGATGCCCCCTGTGGTCTGCACCAGCGTGCCTGTCGGGATTAAGACATTGTACGGCGCAGGCGGTGGGAAAGCGGCGGAGCCAGTCTGCAGTGTCACAGCACCCACTGCCGACTGCGCCAGAAACGGTACAATGCCGAAGGCCTGCCATGCGCCATACACCATCGCCTGAAAAGCCTGGGCTTGGGCGATCACGCCTTGCATCTCGACGACACTGCCCAATGCTTCGCTGTCGGTGCGAATCTGCGAGCCTTGGTTGAAATCCGTCAACACACCGGATTGGCCGGCGATCCAGGCAGCCATGTCCACCGCGACATCAGCGGCGACCGGAGGCGCGACAACGGTGATCGTCGAGGACAAAGCTAAACCGGGCCTATCACTTCGTTCACTGTGATTTCATTTTGCCCCAACCCGTTCGGCAGCACAGTCGCACTGACTTGCACTGAATAATTCCCAAGATATTGCGCAGTACATGATATAACTTGGTTGACTCTTGGGTCAGTCAGTAAAGCAGAAATGGTGTACTCCACCAAAAGATCATTAATAACATCAGAAGCAATCGCACCCAACTCTGGAGGAATTCTGCTGCCGTAGAGCGAATGGTAGATCAGGCTCCCCAATGTTGTTTGGAGTCTTCTTCCTAAAGCCATGGAGAGATTGGGGTAACCCGCTATGACTTGATAATCCCCCTGCCAAGGGAGCATCGGCTGATTGATCGACCCGAGCAGCCGGTCGATCCCCAGATAGTTGGCCGTGTAGCTGATAGCCGGGGTCGCCTGCGCCGGGGTGATCGGCACAAGCGCAGTGTTGCTTGGTGGCAGCAGAAGCTGCTGCCCGGGAACCACGACATTCGGTCCTGGAACATTGGCGATGTAAGGCGGCTGCAGCTTATTCAGCTGGGCGATTGCCTGCCATTGCGAATAGTCGTTTATCTCGCGAGCAGCAAACGTCAACAGAGTCCGATCGCCCATGCGGACTGTACCCAGCCGCAGATTGGACGTCACGGAGATATCGCGCAGTGTGATGATCAGCTCATTATAGGTGTTGATCGCATTCAGAACCACATAGCGAATAATCTGCGTACTCTGTGCAGTCAATGATGTCGGGTCGTCGGTGATTCCTTCAATCAGGCGGGAAAAAGTCGGCATTGCCACCAACTGATTCCACATCATGGTGTCATCCATCGTCGGCATCGGGCTCATATGGGTCACAAGGTCGGCGACGAACTGAGTTATCCGCGCCATCAGCTCGACGGTGTTCAATGTCGTGCCTGAGAAGGCGATACCTTGGCCTTTGAGCGCCGTCGCGACGGCTGCCCACGCCGTAGCACAGGCCTGTGCGTCGGAAACCAATGCGGCGGTAGACCCGGAAGGGGACGGTTCGTATAGTGAATTCAACTGCCATTCGACAAATCCCGGATCTGGAATAAAAGCGTGGCTGCCTTGCAGCTGTGTGGCCAGTTTTACCTGCGGCAACGGCTCGACCAGCAGATCGGCAGCCCCGAGCGCTGCCTGTTGAATCGCCGTCAGTCGATTGACAACAAAAGCCTGTGTCGGTCCATCGAGCACAATAGGCAGGATCAATAAAGGCGACAGGTTGGCATACAGCGTTTGCAGCCCGGTCATCATTTCATAGGCATCGATCACATGCACACCATTCCGCAACGTCGCCACGATGCCTTCAGCCAAGGCCTTGGTGCTGACCGGCTCCGTTGCATCGAGATTGGCCGTGCCGTACTCGATCGTTGCCCGCATGGCATTCCAGATAACCCCGGGGTAGCCAGGCAGCAGCAATGTCATGGCAAGGAACTTAAAAGAGTCAACGCAGGACCGTACGTGGCGGCAACCGCATTGCCGATCAAAATGGCCTTCTGTACTGCGGTCGGTACCGGGAGAGCGAACAGCAAAGCCAAGGCATCCGAGACCAGGGCATTCGTCAACGGGGAACCGATGGGAAACAAACCAAGCAGCCGCAATCGATAGAACTGCAGCAAAGGCGCGCGTTCCGATTGAGAGAACTCGATCGGGCCGAACGGCTCGACCCGATAGAATTCGCCATTGAAGAAATCCGACCATTCCATGAAATACAACTGCGACTGACCGAGATTCCGCTGGCTCTGATTGAACTGCGCGTAGTTCTCGAACATCCGCTGCAGTCGCTGAAAAGCCTGCAACCCGGTAAACAGATAGCCATCCGTCATGTGACGGTCCCATCCGGTCGTACCCTCGATCTCATAGGTGAATGGCGTCAATCCATAACTGTCGATCGTCCGCTGCACGCCAAACAGCGAAGGAGGCCCCGGCGTGTCATAGAAGGCCGTCAGGCTGGTTGCGGTCTTGCGCACTGAACTCGGCGACAGAGGAAAAATGAACGTCTCAACCGGCATGTAGGGTGGTTGCGGTGCCCTGATCGATAACAGATAAAGCGGCAACCGGATCTTTGGTGCGATGATCGGGTGAAAATCCATAATCTGGCCTCGCCTTAAATAAAGATGATCGTGACGGAAGGGTCAGGGAAAGTGATCGAGCCTGTCAAACCATTCAACACATTGACAGTGCTGAGAGTGCCATCCATCCCCGGCGCATTCTGGCTTGCGGTCAGCTGCCAGACCGATGCCGTACCAGTACCTGATCCATTGATCGGCCAATGGCTCAGCGCCACCTGGCCACTCTGATTGCCCTGGCCGGAATTCACTACCAGCAAACCGAACGTCGTCGATGTCGGCTTGACCGCACATGTCAGCATACCCGAGCTATTGGCCGTCACATTGAACCGCGGACCATAGACATGCCGCACACCCTGGGCCATGAAATAGCCTCTGGGCGTGATCTGCATTTGGCTGGTGACGCCGTAGACCGAGCCCTGATACGTCGGATCGGTGATGATGCCATAGGCCCCGTCACCCCAACCGTCCCACATGCAGGCCCAGCATTGTACCTTGGAGTTATTGAGCATCTGGATCAGAGAATACGCCTGGAACACCGCGCCCTGATGGCTCATGCAGCAGGCTTCGGTGCCATCACCGATGTTGTAGCCGCCCAACAGCAACGCAGTCGGATTACGACCCATATTCTGGGACGCGAACTGGGCGTCCCCGGCGTAGCGATAGCCACCGCCGGCATAAGTCTTACCCCGCCATGCGGAATCGTTCGGGTCGGACGCGACACCATTTCCGGCGAAACAATCGTACGACAACACATCAAGATTGGGAACTGATGAACTGGTAAAATAAGCCATCCAGTTCTGTAACATGGAATCCGTGTTCGGACCGGCGATCAGGAACGATGGACTGACCGCCTTCACCGCGGTCGCCATGGCGTTGTAGTAAGGCCCGGTCACGGTCGGGTCGGCATTGAAACTACTGTTCGGCTCGTCCTGGCCGATGAAACCAACCAGCGGGAACTTCCTGCCGCCCGGCATCGTCACGCCATTCAGATACGTCGCCACCGCCGCCATCCGGTTGCCGAAAACGGATGGATTGCCATTGGCGCCAGGTGCGGCATTGGTGCCCGACCAGTCAGCCCCAAGAATGACGCCACTGATCCCGAGCGGATCGATCGCCGGCAAATTGTTGATCAGGTTGGTGAACGCCGCCGTGTTCACCGTACCGTCGGCATTCCAATAGCTGGTGCCGCTGGAATTCTTGAAATACATCAACCCGTAGTTGATCGTGCTGGCGAGCGTCCGATAGGTCGTATTAGTGAACACCGCCCAATTGTTGTTGGCAAAACCGCCACCACTCGCGCCATAGAGCCGCTGCGACACGACCTGCTGCCCTGGGCCACCCAATGGATAATTCATCGCCGACGTGAAGTCCGCAGTGAGGAAACTGCTGCTGGCGGCAGGCCCCGGCGGATTGGTGACGGTGGTAACCGAAATCGAAATCGGCGCTGGATTGGTATAGGGAGAGTTCACAATACCCGCCTGTGTTGCTCGCAGTACGAGACTGTAGGTGCCGACCGGCATGGCGACGTTGGTGACAATGTTGGCGCTGCCCGAGATCGCGAAGTTATTGACCGTGGTCGTACCACCCGGTGGTGGCGTGACGTTGAAATTCTTTGAGTTGTCCTTCTGCCAAACCGAAATGCTGTAGAATCGCATGCTGTTCTGACCGGCTCCGATGATAAGATAGAGGTGCCGGTTATCCATTCCGCCCATTGCGCTGGTAATGTTCGGTGGAAAGACCCCCGTCGTGCCCGCATCACCCCAATAGTTGTAACGGAATGCCATCTGCCTGCCGCTCGTGTCACGGGCGATGGCTCCGTTATACCACATCTCCATACGACCACTGTTGGCAACGCCCTGTGTCGCCGGCACCCAAAGAAAACCAAACTTATTGCGTTGAGTCATATCAATGGAGGCACGGTTTGTCGCTCCACCTGATAACCATGCATCAGGGTTGTTGCCATCACCCAAAGTGCCGCCATTGTACCACACATGTACGGCACCACCGGCTATACCATCCTGATTGCACTCCATGTAATCAGGTTCAAACCAGACATACTGTCCAGGGCGCCCTGGCCACGCACATTGTGCTTGATAATAAGTACTCCCACGATAGGCGCGCTGCCCGTCGATATCGTTCGACCACCACGCCGGCCATCCACCACCACTAACGATCGAATTCGAAACCGATATCTCGGCTTCGAGATAAAGACCACCGCCGAAACACGCACCGGTGAAATTGTCAGAACCTAGTGTCGATACCGTTTGGTAAGACGCGAACGAACCATTCCCGGGACCAAGGGTGATCGAACCATCGCCGTTCACCGTGACGGGTTCATCATCAAGTTTGGTCCAGTTGTTGAGGTTTATCGTCGGGCCGAATGTCAGCATGTTGTAGCCGACTGCAGCCGCCTGTGCTGGTACCGGAACTGAAGACCCGCCCCCAGTGATCGTCGTTGTCGAGGTACCAGCTACAACCGCTAATGATCCAGTAAATGTACCACTGGACATGGCGACCGTCGCCGTGCCCACCAGCGTGCCGATCGGCAGATTGGGCGCGATTGTCTGATTTGACAGCGTGATGTTGGTGATCTGCTGTTGCGCGACCGTGCCGGTACTGAAAGGAACAGTCGTAGACGGCGGACCGGAGCCAACACTGTTGGTCGCATAGACTCTGGCCGTGTACGACTGATTGCTCGCCAACCCGGATATGGTGACATTGTCAAACGGACCGACCGTAAAGGCCCCATTCCACGTATTCTGGAACGAGCCCGAGATCACCCCCGTGCCGGCATATGTCCAGTACTCGCCAATGGTATCAAACTGCCAGATCACGCCACTTTCATCGAACAGCAACCATTGGCAGCTACTCGGTGTGTCGACCAAACCATTGACGACAGGATGGCCTGCGGAATTCAACGTCCATACATTGCCGAATGTGTCCTGCACACTGCCGAACCCCGGCGTGCAGTAGGTCATCACCGGACCGTTGTCCGTCCAATTCCCACCGGTCGTCGACCACTGGACTTGATAGCGGCCGGCATCCATCACGCCACCCGGCCGTGGCGCCAGCCATGCAACCACCGCAGAACTGGAGGCTGTACCAACCAGCGCCAGACCAGTGACCTGCGGCGGCAGGAGCGAGGATGCCTGCACGTTGATCTGAATATTCGGCGACGTGAACGGCGAATTGCTGACACCGGTCTGTGCCGCCACCAGCACAAGGTTGTAGGCCCCTTGCGCCAGAGGCGTCGCAGTGACGACATTGTTCGCACCGGACATACTGAAGACAGGCTGCGTCACCGTGCTGCCACTGCCGAATGGCAGATCTGGATAAACCGCAAAATTGTAAATATGCGCGCCCTGCGGCAAACTCCCTGGGGATAAAATAGTCGTATCGGTCGGATAGATATTCGTATTGCAATACATTTTAGAATACAAAGGATCGCCATTGGTGTACTCATTTCCCGGGTTGGCAAAATCCCCGACGAGTACACGGTCGCGATAGAACCGAACAACTGTCGCGGTCCAAAGCACACCATAGGTGTGCTGCTGCCGCGCGTCCCAGCCCGATGCGCTGTCGGTCTGTGCCGAAATGGCTGGATAGCCTGCAATATCCTGCAGCACGAACTGCTTGCCGGTCGAATCGGTCCAGATGAATAATTCGAGCGATGGAGGCCAATTATAAGGTGATAAATTCGCTACACCGAAGATCAGCCCCGCAAGCCGGTCAACAGCAACCGATATCTCCCAATAGCCGTACTGTTTGGTGAAGGACGAACCCGCATTGGCAGTGTCTTGAATGCCCGAGATATAAGGCTTGGTGATCTCCGGGTGTCCTGCCGGGGTTGACCGCAACAACAGATCGAGATGACCACCCGTATACACATAAACCAACGGAGTCAAAGCCGGATCATAAGTCCACCACGCATCACCCCCATCATCAAATTGATTGTAATACCACTTGGCTGAATTGAACGAGCCGAAGTTATCGTTAAAAAGCGGATTGACCACCGGTCCGCCACCCGTCGTCGTATAGGTCGACGTGCCGGGACCGATCGTCAACGAACCAGTGAAAGTTCCCGTCGTCATGCCGACCGACGCCGTACCCACCAAAGTGGCGACCGGCGCATTGATTGGCACCACGGTATTCGACATTTGAATACCGGTGATCTGGGCAATCGATACAACACCAGGCTGGGACGGATAAATATTATAATAGCCAAGCGTCGCATAAGCCGGCAGGGACGAGGTCGCCGACAAAATCCCGCCGATATAGCTCGCGTCGCTCGTGAAGAAATACGAGATCATCGGGCGCAGCTTGTAATCCCCGCCCGGGTTGGCATACGAAGCAATCTGCACGTGATCGATAAAGAAACGGATGAAATCCGACTGCACGTCGACAGCGTAGATATGATTGACCGAGGCATTAACCGTCGTGGTCTCGTAAATAACGCCGGCCCCGGCGATGTTGCCTGCGACGAATGCCGCATAAGCATCACGGAATTGAACGTGTTGTACGTTCTGCACGTCGGTCCAAATCAGAATATCGAGCTGCGCCGTCCAAGTGCTTCCGGCCACTCCAGAAAGCTGATCGGTCAAACTCCAGCCGAACAGAAATCCCGGCACCTGCTGCACTTGTACACTGAACTCGTAAAACCCATAGAGCCGTTGATTGCCACCTGGGAGATTCTGGTTATTGAACCGTGTGCCGATCCGACTCTGCGTGATACCCAACCCGCCCGGATTGGCCATCAAGCCGATCTGCAGACCATATTGATTCGGATTGTAGACCTGTTGATACAGACTGATCGTCGCCGGGGTGCTGACACCGTTCGCCCACCACGTGGCAAACCCGTCCGACATACCTGCAGGCGAACTGTTAGCCACATAGGCGAATTGATCGTTGGTCTGCCATGTCGCATGAGCGAGCCAGGACTGCGACGTGGTGAAGATGTCCGAGAAGACTGGTGTGGTACGCGGATCTCCGGCGACCGCAGGCCAGCTGCCTGGCGTTCCACCATAAACATACCAACTGCCGGTGCTGTTCTGCTGATAGACCTGATGATTCCAATAGAGCAGCAGTGTTACGGAACTCGTCCCCGTGTCGACAGTACCATTCTGCTGAACCTGGTAGCCGCCCGAGACCGAATTATAGAGAGTCCACCACGACCCGGTGCCGTCAACGATGATCTGCGACGTATTGATCACCGTGGTGCCTTGAGCCGACTCACCGATCGGATTGGCCGTCGCAACCCAAGCCAGTCCATTCCAGTATGACCAGCCACTCGGGCTGTTGTTGTAAACCGTATGATTCCAATAAGTGATCTGAGTGACACCGGAGGTGAACCCAACCGGTGAACCATTGCGATTGACCACACCTCCCGTGGTCCAGGTCCAGGATGCCCCGGTCGCATCCGTAATCGATCCTGTCGTCGTGGTCAGTGTTGTGTTGTTGGGCGACTCATTGACTGTCGTGGCATTCGCTGCCGCCGATGTGGCCGATCCGACGTTGTTCCTCGCAGTGACCTGGAACTGATAGATCACATTCGGATTAAGATTGGACACGCCATACGTGGTCGCCGATAAGCCGCTGGTCAAAGGCTGATATGTTGGCTGTCCGGAAATCCGCCACTGGACGTCATAGAGAATAGGCGCTGTACCGGTAACCCCCGGCCAGTTCAAAGTCAGGCTAGACGCTGTGACACTGCTGGCAGTGACAGTTGGCGTAGAGGGCGCAGTCGATCCAGCCGCAGGCGTGATCGTCGCATTTGCCTGCACTGTAGCAATGGGGAAGATATTGCTACGGCCCTGCAAAATAGCACGTGCTGCCAAAGACACCGTCGCGACACCAGCAAAATTCGCAAGGCCTTTGCGATAGACCAAAGCACTGGCCGAAACTGTCGCAACAGGCGCCAGCGTCGCACCCCCAGTATGCGCCGGTACGACTGTTGTATCGACCCGCACAGTGCCAACAACCGGGATCGTGGCCCGCCCGAAGGGGTTGAGCACACGGGTGTCAGCCCGGACGGTCGCCACGACAGGGATGGTCGTGGTCAAGGTCAGGGGTGCTGATACGGTCGTCAACTGCAACGCGGCCTCAGTCAGGGCGGAGACACCCCAAAGACCGTTCTGCCACCACAGCATGGCAGCAATGCCCAACGAGGGCGCCAAGCCGGTTGGTGTTTGAGAATTCGGCACGAGATCGGTATGCGAAATCTGGGCTCCAGAAGCCGTGAATTGATAGAGATCGTTTTGCAGCGTTGTCGCCCAAAGCGAATTGAACGTATCCCACGCAAGCGCCGACGGCAGGCGTCCGATCCGCAATGTCGTTGTGGAGAAAGACGATCCATTCCAAAAAGTAACTGCACCCAATCGTTGAGGCACAAGATTGAAAGGCGAGGTGAAAACATCCTGCACAAGGCTGGATGACCCGCAGAGCCAGACCGATGGCCCGGTATTGCCAATGAACGTACAACCGGCCGGTGCCGTGATCGTCCTCTGCTGGGTAAACGAGCTGGCCACCGCAGATCGAGAAAAAATCCGTATCAGATTATTGGCATCGTCCGCGACACAGATCTGATTACGCTCATAAAAGACGTCACGCGCATTCCCGGCCCACGATGTAGAGGCTAGAATGCCACTTTCGGTGACAGCTGCGAGCCAACCTGTGCCTACACCACCCGTTGCATAGATGATATCCTGATCAGTAAAAACATCAACCGGATTGAATCCCAGGCCTGACACTTGGGTGACCCTCGTCCAGGCACCGGAGAGAAACTGCAGCCACTGCACACCGCCGGTCATCCCCGCGATGACATCGCCATCGCTTTCGCACCAAACCCCACCAGCCGCACCGATGTTCAGCTGTTGGGCGACTGACCACACCCCGACCGTGTTCGTGAGAAACGTCAAAAACCCGGTCGACGATGACGCCACCACCGCGGTCAAACCGTCATGCGTGATGGCGATCCGGCCGGCGCCCGACAAAATAAATGATTGAGCAAACTGCAGCTGGCCAAAGACGAGATTGTAGACTGACACCTGACTGTTGGTCGCGTCCGTCACCAACAGCTGCTGGCCATTTGGTGTCCAGGCCAAAAACTGCGGTGCGCCTGAACCACCGATGAAATTTACCACCGACCAATCTGGTTCGGTCCCGCTGATCAGCGTGATACGATTGGTTCCCGGCGTCGCCGCCGCCGCAAAAGCCGCCGCCGGATTGCCTTGAAGACATGTCGCCCCAAGGGCCAGGCTGGCTTCCGTCCAGCCACCAATCGCCACTGTCGTGCCCAATGCGGCAATGACCGCCGAGTCATTCAAAGGAATCGCCGACTTGACAACAGTCCCTGTCGTGTTGCCGGTGAATGTAAAAGCCCCCATCCGATCGCTGCCCGGCAGGATGGCGTAAAGCTTCGTGGTGTCAGCCGCCATCGTGGCGACCGCCTCGCCCCAACCCGTGGTCTGCACGACCGCACCGCTGACCACAGAGGCCATGTCACCATTGTCGGCGACGAAATATGGCAAGCCCCGACCCGGCACATAGGCCGCAGCCACAAACGTATCACCGGACACCGCCCCGGTGATCGGATAGGCGATATCACCCGTGCCTGAGACAGCATGTGTGATATCACCATAAGCCCCGAGCAGCCACGCCCCCGAGACCGTGCCGTCCGGGCAGGCATCGATGAACCCACCAACCATCCCCGAGACCGTCAACACCGGATCTGGCGAGACCACATAGCTGCCGCCAGACGGATTGAGCATGTAAGTCACAGGCGCATGTACGCGCGGCAGCATCAACCCGTTGCTGACCGGAACTATCGACACGGCATGCCCCGGATCATTAACTCCGGCAGGCCAGAAATATTGAACGAGCTGGCTCATGTGTTCGGTGTCGGCGGGATGGTCTGAGCGGCGATCGGCGTGCCCGCAATGCCATGCCGGTGGGTCTGCAGATTGACCTGATCACTGCCACTGAAGCCGGCGATCACAGTGCCAGAAACTTCCAGGTTGCCATTCATGGCCACGGTCGGCGCGAGCAATGAAACCTTATCCGCCGCGTTCACTACCAGGTCATTGGCCTTGACCGTCACCAATTGTCCCGATTTGGCGGTGATCCCGATGTTGCCGGACGAATCAATCGTAATGACCGCACCCGAGCCATGGTTGATCGTGAATGTGTAAGGGTTGTCGGGTGGGTCAGGCACGCGTTCAGAATCCGAAAAATCCTGAAACTGTTGCGTCTGATCCGGATTGATGATCTGCCGGCGGAAAGATGGTTTATTCACTTGATCAGAACACTGTATCCAGGTGCCATCAGGGAAACTCTTAGTCCAGCGACCGGAGACATCCATGAATTCATAGGCACCCGACCAGTGGGCGCTGTATTCAGCAAACGGGTCGTTGGCGGTGGTGTGCGCCGTCAGAAGCGCATTGTAGAACGAGCCCAACCAGATCCCATTGATCGGATCACCCGCCGGAAAGGCGCAAATACCCCAAGTACCACGGCCTGGCATCGCGCGATGATGCACACGCACACCATCCGCAGGTCCGTGATACAACATCTTCACACCGATGCCGAGCAACTGCACGGAGGGCAACTCGACGATCAGCCGGCGGTTCGGAATATCGTGCCCAACCACTCGCCCTTCCAGCAGTCCAGGAAACTGAGTCATTTGCGCCCCGGCATTCCATAGGCCCCCGCCGGATCGGTCGCCAAGCCTTTGGAGATCGATGCCAAATCTTGATGTTTTAACGACTCCGACGAGCCGTCAGGTAGTCCTATTCTATACATCCCGTCCTGCAACATCGCGTTGCCAGACAGTAACGCGATCATCATTGCCTGATCGGCATACACACTGACAGGCAACCCACGACAAACCGACAGAGTCGTTATAGACGGTCCACCAAACGTAAAATTATGCTCAAGAGCGTCGATATAAAACAGCCATGGCGAAAAATCGCGCGAAAAACCATACTGCAAACGCGTACCAGGAATGATATCAGGCCGAAGATTCGTTTGCATGCGTCCCGAGACCATCAATGGCAAAGGTTCATAGTATGACGCTGCTTTGAGTGTGATCGTGCCGACCGCCTTCTGTAATGCCGTCAATCCGCCTTTTGCCTGTACACCCCGAGAGAAATCACCACTTGGATCGGCAAACCAAGGCGGATTGGATATAAAAGGCCGATAACCATAACGGGCGATCGATGCCCGATCCAGCCAAATGCCGAATATCTGCGCAAACCCCAAATTAGCCGCATTGCCAGCTCCAACGAGTGAGCCCATCGGTGTTGGTATGACGGCATAAAAGTTCATCGCCCCGGTATCATCCCACTCCATCTGCCGGTTGAACGACCCTGGCGTATCGAGCGTGTAAGTCCGTAAATTGTCCCAAAGTTCCGTATCCAACTTGTACGGACCTTCAGGATTGGTCAGGATCGGGATTGGCGTCGGACGACCGATCAGACACGGGGATGCCGGTGGGCAAAATCGCGAAGACGAATTCAACATTGACTTAGCTGCAGGCTGACCATACGCACCCTGCTCCGCCGTCGACACAAAACATTCGAACCATGGGGCCGGATAGAGATTCTGGAATGTCGCCATCCAAGAGCCCGACATGACCGCGAAATTCTGTGCGACCGGGATTGTCATCTCAAGGCCTGGATATTCGGTAAAGTTTATCGCCATGAGATCATTGAATGTGACACGTGAGTCCTGATAGGCAAACGACATCCGTGATAAAACCCCATCATCCCCGGCCAGCACCTGGTTGAACCAGGCATTGGCCGCTGTCATCAAAGACACATTCTGTGTGCCCAACTTCAACCAACTGGAAATCGCATTTTCAAAACCAGCAAGTGTTACGAATGGCGAGTACTGAGCCAATGGAGCTAACAAATTCGCCTGCATGAAGATGTGGCTGAAATCCGCACCAACCACATGCACCTCACGCTGTACCTGGCGGCCCGGCTCCCAAGCCTCGCTTTCCCAGGTACTGCGTACCACACCAATCATCACAATATGAGCCCGATCAGCTCGCTGCATTGCGATAATAGCCAAGGACATTGGACGTATGACCGACACCCATTGCGGCGACACGTTCTGTCCAACCGGTCCGCCGGACGCCAAGACCAGTTCAAATGCTCCCGCTTCCGTTCCAGCCACTGACTTGCGCACCCGGCAGGATCGCAGCAACCCTTGAGCAGACGTGATTCGAAAACGACCCCCTTCATAAGGGTAGATGTCAATTGTGCAATCAGGTACAGCTAAACCGCTCATCGCCGCGAAGCCGGTAATTCAATCGGTTGCGCGGCATTCGGAATGAAGCCTTCACCCAACCAGGGTGACACCGCCCCAGAACTTCCTAAACGTTCGACAAATCGATTAACCGCCCCGGTCATATTGGTGATCGCAGTCGCTGCCAGATCCGCTGAACTCTGCAGCACACCAAGATATGTCGCGACATCCCGTGCAGCAGTCAGCCCCGCCATTTGCCCAGCCGCCTGCAATTGCATCTCCGGCAACGCAACACCACCCGACGTCAAACCGCGCAACAATTTCGCCTGGTAGTCCGTGGTGAAATCCTTCTCGCCCGCATACGCCTTGCCGACATTGTACAAATCGCCAGGACCAAATCGGGTGATCGCCTGTTGCAAAAGCGAAGCCCCCTTAGCAATCGAATCTGCCGCACCGGTCGGTCGTGCTAAGCCCGACGAACCTGCAATCTGCATCGGGTTATCGGCTGCTGACATGCCAAACGCGCCCTGTGCCGTATTCTTCCCACCTGTCGACTCGTTCATCATAATGGCGCCCATCAGCAAAGGATTGACATTCTTCGCCTTCGCTTCCTGGATGACTGTATCGATCAAGTCGGGTCGCACCCCCATCGCTGTTAAACGTTGACGATAGTCACCCTCATCCTTTGATGTATCGTAAGTGAGTGGCATTCCCATGGACGCGGTATTTGCACCAACCAACGAGCGGCCGGCGCCCAAGGCTGTTGAGCCGAGCAAGGACGTACCGAGAATTTGCGAACGGAATAGATCCTGCTGGTTGGACGGCAGATTCTTGAACCACGGCTGCCGTTCCAGCATAGTGTTGACCGTGATTGGACTCTGTGGGCTTTGCAGAATCAAACCAAGATTCTGCAATGCCAATATCGGATTTTTTTGTTGCGCCGACTGCAGATAATTTTGCACCAGCCGCTGACCACCCGGCTGGTCGACGATCGTCTTCCAATCCTCATTGCTGATACCCAGAAACTTCTGCAATCCAGCTTCGGTCTGCGGTGCTCCTTCACGCCCGAACATCAAACCAAACGCCATGTTCGCCGCTTGTGATTGCCCCGTGCCCAAGCCACCCAATGTACGATTGACGTCCTGCTGCAGCCCCAGAATGCCCTCACCCGTCCGCATCGATGGAATGCCTGTCTGAGCGAGCCGCGCTATCATGTCGGCAAGCTGCGATGTCTGCAGACCTGCCCCGCCACCCCGCTCCAACAACCCCGACATTGTGCGTAGTGTATCCGACCGATCAAGACCCATCGCGGTCGCGGTGGACATGACCTTTTCGAGCTGCATCCAGAAACGCATCGGCTGGCCAGCAACCCCGCCACCGCCCAAAGCAATGCCACGCCCTAGGAACTGCGCACTTTGGTCCTCAGTCAGTCCCGTGCCGCCGAAGTAGGCTTGCCGCACCGTGGTGGCGAATCGCATCGCCTCTTCCGGCGACTGCGGCGCAATTCCCAGATTGGCGATATTGCGTTGCACATCGAGCGGCCCCATGCCCAACGCCCGCATTTGCGGCGTTAGCTGGAACATCGGGATCTGACCCTTCACGCCCCCACGCATCATGAGCCGCTGCATAGCCTCTGGATCAAACCCGCCCATGCGGCCGATACGGGCCTGTTCAATCCGGAAGTTCAGCCAAGGGTTAGCCTGCCCGACCGCTCCGGCGAAAGCCTGGTTAAGTTTGATCGGCGCCGTGGCCACATCCTTGATCGCCTCAACGGCCATCTGCGCCACCATCATCGCAACACCAGCCCGGCCCATGAAAGCTTTACCGGGAGTCCGGACTCCAGCAATC